GGGTAACAGCTGTTCCAGCAGGCTCAACAGTCGGTGCTGCAGCTTGCGCGTCAGAAACAACAGTTGTGCTAGGCTGTGAAACAGTAGTTGTTTCGGCTGTGGCTGCGGGTTCTCCAACAGGTGCCACTGGGGTCGGTTGCGCTTCTGCAGTTGTGGGGCCGGCAGAAGGCTCCTTCCGGAGCGCGGTGGCAATCTCCCTAACAGCCTGAGTTGTTGCGCCAAGTCCGCCGCCAACGATCATGCCCTCAAGTACGTTAGCCGCAAGGTCGTTGACGTTTACGCCAGCCTTGGTGCCAGCTGTTCCGCCAAGGTACGCAGCGGCTTCTTCTACGCCCTCAGTTCCAGCCTGAACGCCAGTCTCTTGGAGGGTTCGCGGAATCGACAAGCCCTCGCCTTCAGGAAGTTTCTTGAAGATGCGGTTAGTGGCAAAACGCTCGAACATAGTTTCGACAGCGGCAACGCCAGCGGCGGTGGCAACGTCACCAACCGTGGCATCCTCAAGAGTTTTCTGATCGTTCTTGAGGCGCTCGTTAAGCACTTCGTTTGTGCGAGCAGCGGCATACACGGGAGTAGCCAAAGCTGCAGCAGCCATATCGGGAACAGATGTGATAACTCTTTCCGCGATAAACGGAATAAGAGTTAATGGATTGTCGCTTATGTTTTTTAGCTGAGTGCTAGGAGAGTAGCCAATGCTCTCTCCCCAGCCTCGAAGACCGTCTGCCCACTTCTGTAGAGTTGGGGCGACAAGCTTAATCCCAGCGCCAAGTCCGGAGATACCCGGCTGGAAGGCTGATACAGGAGCAGCTTCTCCAACGCGCTTCGTGGCCTCGACAGTTTCGCCAGCAATGGTTGCTGTTCTAGCGGCAGCACCATAAAGCGGGTTAGACGTGCCGGGTTGCTCAGCGGCAACTTCTTCAGGTGTTGTCTCAGGCGGAATAGCGGCGCGAGCGGGAGCCTTGAACAGGAAGCTAGTGTCGATAGACGACGGCTGAGTGCCCGTGATCAGCTGGTCATCCTGCTGTGCGGCGGCATCCTGTATCGCAGCGGCTCGTTTCTCAGGCTGAGTCGATCCGGTCTGCTTAAACAGGAATGAAGTATCAATGGCCATCTAAGCCTCCGGATTATTCAGCTGAAGCGTCTTGAGTCGTATCCATTGCAGACGATCTTTCTGCAGCGCCTCGACCAAACTGCGATCGCAGCTGAGCTTGGCCTGCGTCTGAGTTCACAAATTCGCGAACCTTTTCTGCCAAGAACTGCTGCTCGAACAGATTGTAAAGATTCGGCTGTCGAATGTTTACACCCTGATCTTTAGCAGCATTTCGCATGGCCTGAACAAACGCAGGATCTGTGCGAAGAGAGGATACAAGTGAGATGGCAAAGTCAGTCGCCTGCTTGCCGTTAGCTCCAGCGCCCCTAGCGCCGTCAACAGCATTGCGGAGGATCTCTTGACCTTGCGGCATAACAGGGGCGTTTGTATCAGTTGGCCCCTTCATGGTGGAGTAAAGCTTAGGAAGATCCTTCAACTTCACCTCTTGCGATCCAGCATCAAGCGCAGCAGCGCGTGAGCCGGCAAGTCTTGTCTGGCCGCGAACAAGACTGGTTTTTGCCTCAAGGTTTTCAAGAGTTGCAGTAGTGACCTTCTCTTCACGCTTGGCCTTCTGAATGTTCTCAAACGCATTGATGCCAAGCGCGGAGAAAATGTCCCCAAGCGGACGTGAGAAGGACTCGCCGCCCAAACTTTTTGCATCAATCTTCGCGGAGTTGTCCACGAGTGAGCCGGTGATCTTGACGCTGTTTGGATCAAGGTTGAGCTTCTTGGCAAGGAAGCCAAGAGACTTTGCATCTCGACCGTCAGTCAGGAACAGGTTAAGAGCCGCATCAGAGACACCAGACTTATCAAGATACCCGGCGTATTCCGCAGACGCCTTCATGTCGGTAGGCGACATCAGGCCGTTGTTCATGAGAATGCGGGTGTACCCAGAGTGATACCGCAGTTGACGCTCGCGGCCTTCGGGGGAGCTGTCATAAATGTCGTACTGCTTTCTGACAGTCTGCGCAGGAGCGGCTTGACCCGGAACAGCCTGAGCAGGCAGCGTTTCGTCGTAACCGAAAACGCCATCCATCAGCTGCCGGATTTCTCCAGCCGCCTTTTCCTGCTTATCACGCTGCTCGCGCCTGTACTGACGCTCCTCTTCTGCAGAGGCAAGCTGCGACATGCTGATAGCCTGCTGTCTTTTCTGCTCAGATCGGCGGAGGTTAAGCTCCTGCTGCTGCTGGAGACCCTTGACGAGACCTTCTGCGAAGCTTGCCATGATTAACCCTTCCTCAGAGCTTTGCGCCGACGCCCTTTGCGTACGGGCGTGTGGTACTTCTGAACCATGTTGTCGAAGAACTCTTTGCCCTTCTCGCGAACAACATCGGCGGGGATGATGTACTCGCCATTGCTCAGCTTGATTGGCGTGCCGTCAGAAGTATTCAGAGCCTGAACGCTGTCCGACGTTCCAGTGCCGGGGCCAGAGATCTTTCCGCCTGAGCCGTACTCGTTCTTACTGGCGTCACTGATCACATCGTCAACCTGACCGCCGTCGGCAGCTCCGGGCATGAAGTACCCCATAGCCATACCGCCAAGCTGGCCAAGTGCGCCGGCCAATCCAGCGTTTTGCTGACTGTAGGCGAGCTGGTTCTGGTAGCCCTGATTCAGAAGGTTGCCGGCACCTTGGATGCCGCCCATCTGACCCTGCAGTCCGCCCATCGCACCTTGGAAGCCAGCATACATCGGGGCGTTCTGCTGCTGCACAAGCGCACCCGTTGCGCCGCCGGCCTGTATTCCAGTGCCGATCGCCGACAGCTGCTGAGCAGGAAGGCCGCGCCCCATCGCTGCTGCGTTGTACCGCAGGCGGGTGGAGTACTCTTCGCCAGCCATGCGACCGGCGGTCTTGGCACCAGCAGTTGCAGCGGCTCCGCGAATCGCGAACTCGTCGTTCAGTGCGGCGAATCGAGCGGCATTCGGGTTCACACCCATGCGCGTCAGATTCCGCACTGCGGCGCTTCTCTGCTGAGCGAGCGATTGCTCGACATCGGCAGCAGCGCGGCCTGCAAAGATGTCGCCGCGATCCATTGCAGAAGCACGCTGCGCTTCCTCAACGAGGCTGTCCTCAAGGGCGCGGTACTTCAGGCGCTCCTTAGCGGCATCCTTCGCCATGTCCATCGCAAGCTGCTGTCCCTGCAGGTTGGAGGATACGAGCTGCTGGTATAGCGGCATCGTTTCCTGATACCGCTGCTGACCGAAGGCAAGCTGCTGCTGGCCAAGTGCTGCCATTTTGTCACCGACATCACGCATCGCGTTTGCAAGCGGCGTGAAGTCCGGCGGCGGGGGCGCGTCACTGCACATGTGTTACTCCTGAAGGATCTTAGTTAATTGATTGCCAGTGTGGTCATAGCCAAGGTGTTGCAACAGCCTGCCAACTTCGTTGACTTCCTTGACTGTCACACGTATCTCCGTCACCCCCATGTTCAAGAGAACATCTTCAACGTAGCGGATGAGGCGAATCCCGAGCCGACCTTTGCGGTATTCGGGCAGAATGAAAATGGTGTCTTCCTCAGCAACCCACTTCTGGGTGTGAGTACTCTTCGACAAGTACATCATGCAGTTGCCAACCAACCGGCCAGCAACTCGCACAGTGAACAGCATGAAGCGGCCCTGCGCCTCAGCGTTGCACATGTACTCGTAGTTAGGATTGAGAGCGATTCCGTGTCGATAGGATTCCGTCTCTGCCCAGTGCTGGGCATGGACTGGCTTGATCTCATCCAAGCAGTCCTTCAGGAACTCGACGTTGATAACTGCATCCCCATAATCTTCAGGGGGGATGTCCGCGATATTGATGTACTCATCGCTGTTACCGGATACCGATAACAGGATGCCAAGCGCAAGCTCCTCAGTGAGGACGTTGCCTATGTTGCGCTCAAGGATCTGCCTCAGAATGTTCACGGCTGCTCACCAGACGGCGGCGGCTTAGGGTATTTCTCCTTCACGGCGGCAACCTTGCGAGCCATCTCCTCAAGGACAGCGCCCCCCTTCCACAGTGCATCCAGCTGATCGCCTATCGGCGGGTATTCGGAGCGGCGAAGCTCTGCGTAGTCCTGATTAACCCGGAACTTCACAGCGAACCTCCAAGACTTTGTCTATGTGACGTATGTGCATCATAGTCACAACAATTGTCTGTGCGTACGAAACATCGAAGTCTATAGACCCTTCGTTTACGACAGCAGAATCTGCCCCGACGTAGACCTTGGTTCCGACAGGAACGCGCTCTATCCGGTTGTTCGTGACCGAAACACGGAATGGCGTGCGAGGCATCATTTTCCCTGCCTCGTGGTCATACCAAACCATGTTTGGGTTTATAGGCTCTTCGCTGTAAGCGACGGCAGCCTCGTCTCTGACGGCAACTGAATCAGGGGTTCCATCAAGGACGTACTTGCACCGACCGTCGACATCAAAGACAGCCATGAAACTCATCGCTTTGCCCCCAGCAGTGAGATTGTGCTGTTACGCAGCCAGCAAGGGTTACTGCCATTGCCCATCGGAAGGTCAACACGCCGGCTGCCAGTTAGGATCTTCACCCTAGCTGTCGTAATGTCTTTTGCCGTGAACGTCATGGCAATCGGGAGAGATGCCATAGTGTCTGCACTGCTGTCAGTGCGAAGTCCTACTTGCTGCTGCGCCACAAGGCGATACCCAGATCCGGTATCGAGAAGCATGAAAAGATGTTGGCCGGAATCGTTGTAGGTGTAGATAGAGCCGTCGTGCGTTGCGTAGTACACGATCTGCACAGCGGCAGTAGCGTCCACGCCAACCGTAACGACAGGAGTCTCAATAACCAGAATTTCGTTCAGGAAAGTCGGCGGCCCGTAGACAACTGTTCTCGTGTAGTCGCCATTGCCTGTGCCGACGAACTCGTAGTACTCGATGAGATTGCCAGTATAGAAATCGTAGTACTGAATGAAAATGTAGTCGCCGTTATTTGTTCCGACGTAGTTGTAGTTCTCAGAAACGCCGCTGCTCGTCATCTGAATTGCAGATGCATTAGGCACGTAAACGTCTGCAGCCGTGTATACCTGTGGCTGCGTGATTGCATTGCCTGCAATCTTCAGGGTGTTGACTGAAAGGTTCGCAATCTTCGCGCCATCGATGTTGGCGTTGGTGGCAATAAGCTGGTTCGTGATAGCGCCGCCGCTGATGGTCAGCAGTCCGCCGCTAGAAGTCAGTGTGTTCGTGTCAATCGCAAGACGAGACGTAGAGATTGTTCCGCTAGTGATCTTGTCTGCGGAAAGGCTAGTAATTTGCGCGTTACTGATTGTCGCGTTTTCAATTTGCGCAGTCGTAATCGTGCCGTTTTTTATGATGGCTGTATTTAGGTATGTAACCCCGCCTTCAACAATAAACGGGAACGAGTTTGTCGGCGTTCCGGATGCGGAGTTCGCAATGCGGAATGACGACGCAACAAACGTTGCTATGCCATTGACAATAGATAGCGTCGGATTCTGCGCAGTAAACCCTATGACATTGCCTAAACCATCAGTCTGCACGCTGGTGCTTCCGCCAGCATACAACTCAGTGCCGTAAGTCTTAGCACCATTGATACCAACAACTGCGTTGATGTATCCGGCAGTAATCTTGTTGGCAACGAGCGAGGCAATCTTAGCGGACGATATAGTCGCGTCCTTGATGAACGCGGTCTTGATGTAGACAGCCCCACCATCAACAGCAAACGGAACTGTGTCAGCAGACGGCGAGTTCGTTAGGTTATTGGCACCACTTGCCGGATCAACGATCGCGAACTTGTCTGCGCGGATAATGAACGCAGATGTCGGTGTGCCGTTGACTTCCGTGCTTGACAGGCCAAAGCCAGATACGTGCCCGTTGTTGTCGATCTTGACTGAGTACTGCCCAAGAAGCGTGTTGTTCGTGCCGCGCTGCGCAGTGAACCGCTGCTCAAGAGCAACAGACGACAGGCCGTCAGAGATGCGCACCTGCTTCACGGCGGAGGCAAACGGGATGCCTACGTTCCATGTGGCAGGATTGCTGGGGTTGGCGGCGTTCCATGTGGCGACGTCAGTCGCGTTGCGGATAGCGCCGTTGTTGTCGAACACCTCGCCATTCGAGAGTGTTGCGTAGCCGATCTTCGTCTGCTCGACGTTGACCACGGCTGCAGCAGTCTGAGGAATTCTTGAGTCCTCAGTGAGAACCCAAGCTGATCCGTCCCATCTGTAAGCAGCGTTGTTACTGGCCGTGTTGAACCAAATATCGCCAGTTACAAGCGCACCTGTTGGCGCTGTTGTTTGACGGAAGGTTTTGTTCTTGCTGGCGGCAACGGTCTCGACCGCGCTCATCCTCGTGGCAAGACCAGTCGGCCCGTTTACAGCAGTGTCTAAGCTGCTGTAGGTCTCCTGAAGTGTGCTGACGTTTCCAGTCAGTGTCCCAATTCTTCCGTCAGTAGTCTCAACCCAAGCGCTGCCAGTCCAGCGGTACATCTTATTGCTGTCGTCTGTGTCGATCCAAAGATCGCCGACAGTGAATGATGTTAGCGGGGACGGAGGAGATGTCGGCTGTGCGGCCTGCTGATAAACCTTCGTCTTCAGGTTTACCTGAGACTGAAGGCCAGTGGTTACCGTAGTTTGAGAGCTGTCAGCATTGACGCGAGCCGTTCTCTCTTCGCCAATGATTCCTGAGATGTTGTTGAGATTCAGGCCGGAAGCTGTTGACTGCCCAGTGAGCGTCGTCGACAGAAGCTCTCGCTGCGTGACCTCGCTGCTGTCTGCGTTAGTTCGAGCAGTGCGCTCACTGCCGATCAGTCCGCCCACCGTTGAAAGCGTGACGCCAGTAGGATCTGTGACCCCGATGACTGACGTCGAAAGCAGCTGCCTTGCTGTGGCTTCAGCAGAGTCAGCAGCGGCTCTTGCAACGGCCTCTTCAAGGATGGCCGCTTGTGACGCGGCAGGCGCATTGCGGCCAATCGAGATCCAGTCGATGTCGAACGTATCTGAGCTGGTTCCAAGAAGAAGCTGGATGTTGAGTATCGCGCCGCCAGTCCAGTCAGCAATGCCGTCAACATCGAAGTCGACGATCGTTGTCGCGCCTACACCGATACCCGGATCTGCAATCGTCTTCTCGTATGACGCAGAGAATCCGTGGCCTGACGTCTTCCATCGCAGCTTGCCGACCCAGCCAGTGCCTGCAACTCGCTTGAAACGCACTTTCACGATGCGGTACGAAGCACCACTGAAGCCGGGGTTGAAGTCTGCAGACAGGCTGATTGAAGGATCAGCGCCTGTCGGAGTTAGGGTAACGTATCCGTTACCAACAGACAGCGTGCAGTTAGACCCAGACCATCCATCAACAGAGCTGTCGAAGTGGAATGTGTCGTACGGATCAAAGCCGCCAGACACGCCGGCAGTCAGCAGCGAGATCTGCTGAGCAAGGGCGGAGTCCTGAGAGGATCTGGCCTGCCGCTCTTGGAAGATCAGTCCCGTGGTGAGCTGACCTAGATCACTTCCGGTATAGCCACCGCGCATCTGAGTGGCGAGCGTGTTTCGCTCAGTAGCCTCAGCAGAGTCTGCGTTGGCTCGCGCTGTAGCCTCAGCCTGAATGGCTGCAGTCAGCGTCGAGTTGTTGCCATTAACGGTAGCCGTTAAAGTCGTGATGTCCTGAGCCAATGCGCCGTCAGCGTTCTGTCTGGCAATCTGCTCATTAGTGATAGCGGTGCCACGAGCCGCGGCCTCATCAAGCAAGGCCTGCGCACGAGTCGCAGCCTCCGCATTGATTGCCGCAACACGAGCGGTGAACTCCTGCTTCATGCGGTAGTTCACTGAGTTGACCAGCTCAGTAGGCCCGTCGATCAGCTGAATCCTGCTTGAAAGATCCTTGACCAGATCGAGGCTGAGGATCTCTTCCTCAAGGATCTTGATCAGCTCAGCAGGGTCAGTCGACGCCTGAGCGGATGCAGACTCTTGGCTGTACGGGCCATTGACGTCAGCTTTGGATACGAACCGAACCCAGTAGTAGTAGGTGAATTCTTTCGCCCTTGGGCTGTCCATGTAGCCCTGCGCCGCGCTGGTTCCAAGCAGAGTGGCTGCGCCAATGTCATCGCTCTCAGCACGCCACACTTCGGCGTACTGGTGATTCTTGTAGAACGGCTGATCCCAAGTAATGAAGATGATTCCGATCGAGCCAAACGCCTCAACATTCTCAGGAGCTGGCGGCGGAGTCAGGTCTTCAGAGGGAACGTATCCGTCAGGGTCTGCGTTCGGCGGGAATATCGGCAGGCTAAGCTTCGCAGCAGATGACGCGGAGTAAGCTCCAGTAGCGTCCTTCGCCATCCCAAGGTTGACGAGATCGCGATAGGTGACATTGGCGTCAAGCTTGTTGCCAGAGACGCCCTCTCTGACGTCGAGAAGCATCTTGACCGAATTGAGAATGTACTCAACGGAGCCAGTGCCAACGTCAGGAATTGACGGAACTTTCGTCTCTGCGCTCATGCGCCTTTCAACTCAGCGGTAGACTGGGCCACAGCGATCATCTGCACAGGATCTTGTCCCTCAACAGTCACGTACCAGTTGCGTGCCAAGTACCCAGCTGGGAGGCGGAACGGGTCTGCACTCGCTACCACCTTTGTCAGCTTGAGTACGCCATCGGCGTATATTTTAAGCGTACAGTTGTTCGTGTATGTAGAGCAGAAAACCTGAGCCACGCCGAAGTTGGTCTCCTGAGCAGACTCAAAAACCTTCGACTTCCAGAGGTAATTGCGCTTGGTCGAGGACTTGTCCATCTTGACGATGTTGTTCGACTCGACGATGTGCAAAGAGTCCGACGTAGCTACAACATGGCCAGCTGTGGTCGTCTGCGTGCCGATCGTGAACGGCGCATCGTTGCCCACTAAGTTGAAGACGAGCAGCCCCTTGGAGTTGTCCGTCTTCGTGTAGAAGGCGTAGTACCGCCCCTCGTGAATGTAGGCATGGATGGACGAAGGGTTGTATTCCTGCCACTGCTTCTGCGACAGCATCTTTGCGGTGAGCAGGCTGACGCCGTTCAGGCCGATCTGAGCAAGGCCGTCCGGCGATGCATAGATGACTGAGTCGCCAGCATCCACGATAGACCGCTTTGAGACGCACGCCTGCTGAAAGGACGTCTTTACGAGCGTCATGGCAGACGGGTCGATGCCTGTAGCGATGTACGGGAAGGAGTCAGTCAGTACAGCGACCGACTGGCCGAACGTCCCAAGGCCGATGATCGTGGCGTCTACAGGCAGGAAGTTCTTGCTCGACCACGCATGCGGCATGAACGGCTCTGAGAAGCACAAATCCTTCCCAGAGAAGGCCGTGAAGATGCCATTGGCCATGACCTTCAAGCCCTTCAGGTTGGTCGGCGGCTGCTCCCAGTCGAGCGACGGCATGATCTCGCCCAGCTCAGTCTGCTTCTTGTAGTCCGTGTAGCTGGTGGTACCGACGGCAACCTCAGCAACGAACTGGTAATCTGTTGCGCTTGAGCCACTAGACGTGCGGTAGATGTACTTCTTGGTGATGTTGTAGCTTCCGGTCGGCGCACCCCCGGTCACGACTAGAACCCCCTCGTTGGGGTTGACGTCGATCAGGGTGGACGGAGCGGAAGGCGGCCCCTCCTCACCGTACTCAGAGACGTACGTGTAGACGTATACGCGGCTCTCAGCGGTGACCTTGGCCGGAAGTGCCCCCACCGCGCCAAACGCCGCCACGGCTCCACCCGGCGGCTCGTCGATGCCATTCTGGACGGCAGGGGCAGCGTTGCCTGAGATGCCGGAGCTTGAGGCCGTGTCCGTGTACGAGGATTGGGACACCGGCACTTCGACAACCAGCCGATAGGCGGAGTCCGTCACTGTGTAGGTGCCCGTCCCGCTGTAGGTGACGGTCTGGCGGTAGATGCGCTTCTTGGTGACATCGCTGGCTACCACCTCGTTGTGGGTGATATTGACAGATGTCACGCCGTCTATGACCTTGACCACGCCAGACGACTTGCTGAGGGTGCCCTCGACGTTGGCGGCGGTCACGAAAGCGGTCGCGTAGACGTTGGCCACCGTAGTTGCACCCGGAGTCACCGTAGTGTCAGTAAACGGGATGACCGCAACCGGCGGTGTGATCGGACGGGTCGGGCGGTTCTCGACGCCGGAAGCCAGAGGCGCACCCGCGGCCAGATCCGCATCCGTATGCAGGTCGATGTACTCTGCATCGCTCAGTGGGACGGTATCCACGAGGCGGAACGTGCCGCTCACCTTGCGGTAGATGCGCTTGCTGGTTATGTCCAAGTTACCATTGTTATCTGTCGGCAGACTAAACAGCTTCACTTTCGGCGGGTATCGGCGCTTGACGACATACGGGCCAGCCGGTGGCTGAGCAGGGAATGCCTGCGTGTTCTTGACCTTGAACACCTTGGAGTCAACGACCGCGGAGACTTCCCAAGTGTCGTTCCAGCCGGCCTCAGTCGAGCCGGTGACGCCGATGTAGTCCTTGACGGCAAGGTTGTGCGAGGCAGAGCAGGTCACTACGTAGGACGTGCCGCTCTCGTAGGTGAACCCGGTAACCAGAATGACGCCGGTATCGACGTTCGCAGAAAGCGCCTTGACCTTCACCTCAGCGCTGGGAGCGGACTCCTTGCTTCCGTCGGTGTTGATGTACGTCAGGACGTAGGTGCGCTCGACAGTGTCGGCCTCAGTCACCGGAACGCCAGTCACAAGCGGAACAACTATCGGCTTCGGGATGCCAAGGCGATACGAGTTGCGCGGGTAGGCAGATGAGCCAGAGGAAAACGCCACAGACTCAGGGGCGTAGCGAGGGTAGTCCTCGCCAGTCCAATACGTCCTGCCGTAGCTGTCCTGCGTGATGGGCGATCGTGCGATGTCCACGTCCGCCGTAAACTCAAACCAGTTCAGGGATTCGTCGACGTTGTCTCTGGCGCGGAAGATTGTCTGCACAGTGCCTGAAACGGTCTTGAGCGCAGTGACGGTGGTGTTGCTCTCGACAGGCTCGATGTTGCCGGAGAAAAGGCGAACGTCTTTGGCTTCTTGTGCCTCAGAGGAATCAAGGAGCTTTGGGTCGAGGATCGGACGCATGCCGCGAAATCCTCGAATCACGAAACCTGCCATGTTTTCTTCCTAGATGAGAATAGGTGGGCCTCCTAAAAAGACGGGGGCATTTCTGCCCCCATACATTTTAGGCCTTGGGAGCCTCTTCGACGGAAGGAGCCTGCGACATCTGCGACTGGGCCTGCCCCTGCAGCTTCTGGATCAGGCCAGCCACCGCCTCGAAAGGCTGCTTGGCAAGGGCCGCGATCAACAGGTTCGCTTCCTCCATCGACACTTCAAACTTCAAGCTATTCATCGTCATCTCCTGTTTAATCCAAGCAAATACAAACAGTTAACATTATAAGACTTAGTACACCAAAATGCCGTTGGCGTAGAACCGCGTGTTGCCGAACGTGTAAACAGCCCCGGCGTATGAGATGCGTTCGATCTTCTCGATCTTTTTAGGGCTGCCAAGCTCGTTCACAACGCTGTCCCCAAGCTCGACGACCTTCGCGAGACCCATGTCCTTGTACTCAGGGACCGGGACGAGGGACGCATACCCCTTGCCGAGGATATACAGCGGGTGTTCCTCGGACGCCTTGAGCGTAGAGCCGTCCTCAAAGGTGTACTGGTACATCGGGCGGTCGGCGCGAACGATGACCTCAGTTACCGGCACGGCGACATTGATCTTCAGCTCCTCGCTGTACGTGAGGATGAAGTCGCCGACCCGCACCTCGCCGATCGCCTTGAGTGACCCATCGCCCATCAGGATGAGGGTGTCAGGCGTGAAACAGCAGAACGGGCATCCCGTGTACTCGGTCTCAAGGTAAACGCGCCAATACCGGGTGTTACTACCCGACGTCGCGTTGACCTCGAACTCGGCTATTCGATATGCATTAAACCCAGTGCCTAGGACGAAGTTCGCCGTATTGCCTGTCCCGCTGCCGGATGCAACTAGAGTGCTTCCGTCAACCTGACCGGCTCCAAATGAGCCAGCGACTCTGGTCCATGTCCATGAAGCGGACTGGGTGCATGAAATGGAGGCTTGCGCTGTGCCGCCTGCTTCTCCATAGAAATAATCCTGAACCAAAACACGGCTGCTGGATGACGTGCTGCCGTCAGGGCTAAACGTACCGCCTGACGGCGGGACGCTTTTGCCATAGAAATCACTGAACGCAATCGTCCCACTTGGGAATGTACCGCTGGCGTGCGATGTCCCGCGATACGAGTTCAAGTCATTGCCGCGACCAAACTCCGCGTTGATCTGCGACATGCTGATCTCGCCAGACGACTGTAATGGCATGCCTTACCGCCCCCACGGAAGCGGCTTGGCCTGCATTGCCGCATCCTCAATCATGCGAGAAAGAACATTTGCAATGTGGTTCTTTGCGTGAGCTGTCGAAGTACTCGCGTCAATCCACGCGACTGCTTGTGCCTCAGAAAGCGAATCGAATGCCGTGAAGCTATCCGGATTAGCCGCAGGCAGCCGGACAGTAACCGGCATGTGAAACGCGAAGTCTCCGTCATAGCCCCATACGTTCACATCGATCTCACGTACCACATCGGAGAGTCCGCCCTGAGTAGAGACGCGAAGCCCGTTGATAGCGTAGGTATATGTGACAGCCATTCCCTGCTCCGATTACTCAGCAGGCGGCGTGTTTGGCTCGGACTGCGGAGCCGCCCACGGCATAGCGGGTTCCGTAACAGATTTGATTCGGATGCTTTCGGCGATAGCATCATTGACATGTTGCTCGTAATGACCGACCACAACAGCCTTGATCCAGCCGAGGACAACCTCTTCGGTAAGCTGGTTAAACGGGACAAACTGGTCAGACGGCACGGTCTGCGCGGTAAACGGGGTCGCCCCGGCGAAGGAGCCTTCGTTCCCGTTCGCATCCACGCCGGTCTTCACCCAGTATGTCTGGCATACGGCCTGCGGAAGAGTTACGCCCTGAGCGTTAACCTCGTCCTTGACCTTGATGCCGGTCACTTTCCACGTATAAGTCATAGACATTTTTTACTCCTCGTCAGCAAGTCGCTCAGATATGTGTTTCTGAAAAAGTTGAATCGTTGCAGCAGGGACTCGTTCTTCGATCCACGAAAGCAGGACGGACTCGGTAACTTCAGGCGCTGGTATAAAACTATTCGGATTTAGATCGCCCTTAATGACCTTCTCTCCATCAGCCGTGTCGATTGTCCTGTCTGCGACCGTGAACGGCACAACGCCCTGACAAATCACAGTGCGTCCACTTTGACTTGTGCCAACGTAGTCAAAGTGGATGTGCGTCACCACGCCAGACAATGACCCGACATTCGTCTTGTTCGTCTGTCGAATAGCAAAGTGGTAAGCGATGCTCACTGTAAAGTCCTCCCGCGAAGCTCGGCGACTTCCGCGTTCAGCGTAGCCACCTGTGACTTCAGTTCCTTTATTGCCTCGATGAACAGACCAGCGAAGTTGCCGTACTGTACACCGTACTCATCGATGTCCGCCGCGTAGGTGACAACTTCAGGCAGTATCTCATTGACCTCCTGAGCGATCACGCCGATCTCGCGGCGATTCGGGTCGGTCTTTTCGTCGTCTTCACCGGGGATGCGGGTGTAGTACACGCCGCGCAGTTGCGCCACCTTATCGAGTGCGCCACCAACGGTGACAACATTCGCCTTGCGTCGAGCGTCCGAGTACGCGACCACGTTGCCTGTCGAGTAGATACCGCCAGAAACGTACAGCCCATAAGAGGACGACGTTGTTGACGTGTTGATACCCATGCAAGTATTGCCGACGAGGTAGTAGAAATACCAACGCCCATTAGCTTCGCGGTAAACGCCGCCGTTACCACCGCTGTCGTACATCATCCCGTTGACGGCGCTATGGGAAATGTACATGCCGCTATACGAGTTTTTGCTACCGTCTATCTGTAGCTGAGTGTAAGTGGAGCTAGCATTCGGATAAAAATGCACACCATAGTGATTGGGCCAATAAATTCCGTATGACCCGTCCATCTGAATCCAAGTCGAAGGTCGGAAGTACGCCCCGCCAGCCAAGGTCAGGCTGTATAAGTAGCTATTTCCATCTGGATTGCAGTAGTAACCAGTGTTATCCCAGTCGTAAAAGATTGTTCCGCGAACATCGCCCGGAGTCCTAAGACTTCCGCCACCCCAAGCTCCCTTGAACGATCCGTTTTCAAGTATGAGCATTCCGTGCGAAGCGAGGTTTGCCGCGACACCGCCAGCGTTCGGGTGCGACCACGCAATGCCATAAAGCGACCCGCCGCTTGTGCCGTCTGCCGCAAGCTTGTAAGAGTCGCCCATTGCCCACACGCCTTGCAGGCGAGTAGACGCGTAAACGCCGACGACGCTGTGACCGTAGTTGTTGTCGAGATATAGCCAGTTATCAGCCCTGACCGTGCTAATACGGTTCAGAACTGATGTACTAGCCGCGTCGATGTAGTACCCGGTGTTGTTGTAGTCGTAATAAATCGGCGATCGAATGTCGGTAAAGCCGTACGTGCGATCCGACTGAACTTCATTTAAGCGGGATACGCTTGTCGGGTCTGTGTAGTACGCCGTATTGTTGCTGTCATAGAAAATCGGCGATCTGAAGCTTCCGTCGGCGAATGCTATGTTCTCAAACCACGCAGTAATCGATCCTGCACCGAGCGTTGCCTTAATTGAACCGGCTGCCGCTACATAAAGCCCCCAGTCTGACGTTCTGTTCCCGCCACCCCAAAGATTTGGGTGCGCGTAGCCGATTCCGTACATGTTTGAAAGCGAGCTATCCGTCGGGTTATACGAAGAGCCGATTGTGTAGATTGGGTTCGTGTATGCGGAATTGCCGCCGACATTGTTGTAGGAGCCTTCAAGGAATCCCTCTGCGTGAGCAGCGCGGGTTATTTTTATCGGACGGAGATCGTTAAGGCGACTTGTGCTTGCCGGGTCTGTGTAATAGCCAGTGTTGTTATAGTCGTAGAAGATAGGCGCACGGGACGATCCCTCGATCAACATGTGAGCTTCTTGTGTTAGCGCCGCACGGTAGCTTGTGCCGTCCCTATACCAGAAAAATGCGTTAGTGCCGTAGTAGTTATTAACGCCTACCTGCCAATTTCCGTTGGCAGAATTGTAGGCAACATCTACTTCACTGGCGCTGCCATTTCCGATCGTAACGCCGCCAGCGCCGTTCGCGAGGGCGTACGAGCCGACGTTCGAGCTATCGAGAACAGTACGCCACGCCTGCCAGTTGCCGGCGTTCTTTCCGCGAATCGCGATCTGCCCTGAGCGGTAATCACCTGCTATCTGGTGCTGCCATGAGCCGCTATACGCTTGAGAGTACAAAGCACCGTCTGAAGCGTTGCCAGAGAAATTCGGAACACCAGCGGTGTAGTAGGAGATGCCGTTACTATCGATATTGTCTGCATTTACGCTAGCGTTCGATCCGGTGTTTACAAAACCCCAGCCGTCGATCTGATCTGCCGTGCCAGCGGAGTCTGCGTATCCAGCTTTAATCTTCGTCCACGAAGTCCAGCTACCCCCCTCCCTGTCTCGCACATAGATGTACGTGTCGCTGTTCTGTGCGCGTCGCGGGTAGTACATCTGCGAGCCGTACGACGAAAGCGCGTAGTCGTTACCGAGACCAAGCGTGAAGCCATACCACTGGTGACTTGCCGTTCCGGTTGGGCTGTTGCCGCCTTGCTGTACGTAGTACGCGCCGAATCCCGGCACGTTGTTAAAGTCTGTGTACGTGCTGTGGTTGTTCCCCATGTTATTGAAGAACTGCGCCGGGGCGAGGTTTGCTACCGTCGCCGCATTGCCGGTGACGTTGATTGACCACGTACCGCTGGCGTAGCCACCCGTCTTTGTCGGGGCGTAATCAGTGTAGTTTCCGGCTGTCAGGGATTCGTAGAAAGTTCCTGTGCCGTGACGTGAGTAAACTCGATTCTCTGCGTAGATATTTCCAGAGTTTGCGTAGATGTTTCCGCTTACAATAAGCCGGTGACCGGCATCCGCCGCTTGACCAATACCGACGTTACCGCCGGACATGGCTATGACGTTTAAGTGATACCCGTTGTTTGAGCTGTTCGGCGTGATGAATCGCACGTCATTTCGGAACATCACCTCGCCACCGACCCCGCTAAACGATCCGCTGGCATTTCCGATCGGATCAACGCCGATGCAAGTCGTCTGATTCGATGCGGTCGAACCAAGAATAATTGCGCCGTAACTTGCTGAGTATCCGAAATAGCTGCCCTTGACTGCAGCCATTGTGCCGTACGCAGAGGAGACGGACAGTGTTCCGGAGATTGTGCCGCCGCTCAACGGCAGAGCGTAGGTGCCGACGTTTCCGGTGTGAATGTACAGATTACCGGAAGCGCCGCCTTTGCGAAGCTCACCATTTGTCAGCAGCGTCATTTGCTGCGTCCAGTTGTTGGTTGATGCTCCGGCGATGCTGTAGTACGTAAGCCCACCGTCGCTCTGCGTGTGAACAAGCCAGCCTGTATCGCTCGTCGTGCTGCGGAACGTCATCGACGGATAAGTCCCGTAGATGATTAACTGCTCGTTAAACGTGCCAGACCCCCAATTCGAATCTATGCGGAGGTCTCCGGTCAGAGTCCCGCCGCTTAACGGCAGATAGCTCGACAGCGATGAGCTTGTGATGTACCCGCTAGGGTTCGTGCTGTTGTACGGCGTATAACCAAGAGCTGTAGTCACCTGACCAGAAGTCAGCGTCAGCGTTCCGCCAAGGGTCAGACTGCCGCTGCTTGTGACAGACCCAGTAAGAGTCAGCCCAGAAACAGTTCCAGTTCCGCTTACAGAGGTGACCGTTCCAACATTGGTCGTGTAACCAGCAGGGTTAGTCGCGTTGTACGGCGTATAGCCAAGCGCCGTAGTTACCTGACCGCTAGTAATGCTGCTGACGGTTGCGGCATTACCACTGATGGAAATGTTCCATGTGCCGCTCGCCCCAGTTCCGTTAGGTTGCGGAGGCGTATACCCGAGAGCGGTCGTTACCTGTGCGCCAGTGATGCCAGTCAGGTATCCGCTGTCGTTCGTAAACGTACTGACATTTGTCGGCTGCGTATATGAAAACACGCCAGTCAGTGTGCTGTAGCTCAAAGATCCTGACGCACTAACAGCCGCTCTAGCACGAGCATTCGTGAAGTACAGGTTAGTGCTGCCTTCAGGAACGGCGTCAGTGCTTCCGGGTGACGCTGTAATCTCTACATACGCAGACCCAGACCAGCGGTAGGTCTTTGAGTCAGATATCGTGATATAGATCTTGCCAGTTTCGCCAGTACCGGGAAGCGCTGCATAGTTCGCAACTTCGATAACGTCGTCCACGTAAGACGGAAGCTGGTTTGATGGAACCTTGCCAGAGCTGTCGAGTGACGCATAGCCATTCGCAACAGCCTTGTTGGCAACATTCTCAGGGGTGAAGCCAAGAGCAGTCGTAACATCGCTAGAGGCAATGTTCGCACCGCTTGTGACGCGACCCTTGGCGTCAACGGTGACCTTAGAGTACGTACCGGTCGTAACGCCGCTGTTGGCGAGCGTCAGGGCGACAGGCGAGCCAGTCGTGCCAGTTCCCGTGACATCGCCTGTGAAGTCCAGAGAGCCAGACGGAATGGCGACCCAAGACGGATTAGTGCCATCAGTGCTGAGATACTTTCCAGTGTTGCTGGTCTGCGAAGGCAGAAAGCTGTTCTTAACAGCCTGAGTCGGGCTGCGGACTTCAGAGACATGCAGGTACTGGGCGTGATCGTCGTCAGACAAACCAGACAAGTTACCGTGGTCAGTAGCAGGGTTTGCGACGGAGCCAACTGCGGAGATCGAACGCAAATCGACAATACTGACGAGTTGGGCGTTCACGCTATTTGCGTAGCCGTCTGAAGCTTTATAAATCAGTTTGTACAGCGGCCTAAACTCAACTGATGGGAACCCTGTGAGCGTTAAATCAGCAAAGGAAAACGCTTCAGCCTCGCCCAAATTATCGGTAGCAGATTGACCGATGATTGCAATAACGGGGTACGTTAAATTGTTTGTGGCCAGAATCCATGTCGTAGCGTGTTGGTTGTTGCCAACGTCCGCCGTACTCCAAACACCACCTGAGACTGAGTTGTACTGTGGTCTGGATGTGCCCTGCTTAAATGGGAAATCTGTGGGGGCGTCCATAACCCACGAAGTGCCTTGCAGGTGCAAGACTGGAATCTTTGCGGGGAACAACAAGTTCTGTTGGTATGTACCAGCGGTAGGCGTAGCAGTCGACACGATGTCGATCTTCATGTCCTCGTCAAAGAACGTACCAGACTCAATTGCAATCTGCGTAGCCGCGTTGGTAGCTGAGTTGTTCAGCGTATAGCCACTAGCCAAGAAACCATTCGCGATAGCAGCGCCGCGTGTGCGGTGCAAATACTCGTGAGTCTGCCAGTCGAGGACAACACCATGGCGTTCGTCGCCAAAGTAGACAGCCGTCGACGTAGTCGCGTTCCAATAGATGTATGCCGTAGGAGCATGTTCTGCCCAAGAGAAAAACGACATCTGGGTCGAGAGGACGCCAGATGAGCTGAAGTAGATGTAGTGCAGTCCAGTCGTGTTTGGAATAACGACAGTCTGGGCGGACGTATAGGTGTACTTTACGCCCTTGCACCAGACTACGAATTCAGACGCAACAGGAGCAATCGTAAATGTACGAGTGCCGCTATTGAATGAAATCGCGGACTGCGTCTTATCGGCATGGCCAATAGGCTCGCCGGTAGGATCTACTGACGGTTCCCACGCCGTACCGCTCCAGACGAGCTTCTCCCCTGCAGCCGGGGCGTCAGTCGAGACGGCACGGCCTTGGATCTTAGCTACGTTGGGAGCAGACGAAGTTCCGGAAAGGTCTCCGCCAACCTCAACCTTGTCTGCATTGAGGTTAGTGAAGTTGGCGTCCAGCTCATTGTTGGTGAGTGGACTTCCCTTTCCTGCGCGAGTCGTAAGATTCGACATGCCTTGCCCCTATTAGGAGATCGTTACAGTCCAAGTCACCGCCATGCTGTCGGCTGCGCCTTTGTTCACAACCGCAAACGTAGTGCGGCAAAGCATAGTCCCAGCAGCGCCAGCATTGAACACGCCGGCCTCAGTGATGGGGCCAGTGCCAGTGCCTGCACCGAAGGTCGCGAAGTACGTCACAACAGAGCCGCTCGCCGTGCCGCTCGTAAGCGCAACGCGGCCAAGTTCGTTGCCAAGCGTCGTGTTGCCAACGACAGGGCTGGTTGAGCCTTCGCCGATCGCCATGTGGCTCATAACGGCAGAGGCGGTTCCAACCATGCGCGAAGCGATGAAGTCCTTGCCGACAGTGACGACGAGGTTGTTGAACTCCAGCTCTTCCTTCAAACCGCCGTTCTCGTCGAACAGCCGGATCTGAAGCTTGCCGGTGGCCTTGATGTCTTCTACAAGTTTCATTTACTGAACCTCAGTTTTAGAAAGTGCGTGAAACGCCGACATAGTCTTCGGCGAAATAGGAGATGTCCGCATAGTCGGTCATCCGCAAAGCGCCGGAGTCTGATGTTGATTTAGAGTCGCTAAGACCCTTAAAGAACGATAGGTTCTGGGAGTCGATAGCGTACTCAGTTTCCGAAAAGCTTCTGTTGAAGTTTACGGCATAAGACAGCGAGTCTGAGACATCAAACGAATCAGAAAGAGATTTTCCGATTGTCTGCTGCAGCTCGTCTTCAATGCTGAACCTGTCATCTGCAAGCGCAACATCTGCAAGCAGCTTGCTGAAGAAGCTAGACGTTGTATCTGATGTAGATACAGAATCATCCTTTGCAGCAAAGAATGTGAATACGCTGCTGTCTAGCGTAGAGAAGTCATCGCTCAGCGGCTTCGATAGGTTGTAGCGACTTGTGTCATTAGCCGAAAAGAAGTCAGCCTTCGCAAGCGACATGCTTTTCTGAACCGCATCAGCTGCGGCCTGAAGATCAGACAGCCCCTTGCCGAAGTCCTTCGACTGTATCTGATCGGATACAGCCTGAGAGTCAGTCGATCTCTTGCCGAAGCTGAACCTAGAGGAATCGACGGTCGAGAAGCTGTCGGCGTTGCCCTTAAAGAAGACAAACGTCCGCCTGTCAGACGTCGTTACGATGTCTGCAGGAACCTTCTCGAAGGTAATGAATACGCTATCGACCGTGATCTGAATGTCGTTGACCCAGCGGTCAGGCGGGGTCGGATCTGCGTAGACATTCGCGGCCTGAAGGTTGATGTACCTCAGCTCGCCAACAAGGTTGACGTAGCTCAGCTGTCCCTTCAGCTCTACATATTCAGGGTCTAGCCCAAGTGCTACCCAGTCACTCTGGGCGCGGACGTTCTTGTACGAAACATCCGCCGCAGCTTCGGCTATCTGGATGCTAGGGCTTGGACTCGCAACCTCGAAGATTGCGCGAATCATTAGAAGTCAGCTCTGACCTTCAGCTTCAGAAGGTCGTACACGGTCTGGATGGTGCCGTTGAGGTAAGTGACCTCGACCTCTGCTTCGTAAGTGCCTGCGGTATCGAGCGCACCGGATGACCACTGAAATGCCACACGCCCGTTGGCTGCGTCAGTGACTGACCCAGTGATCGTCGCCTTGATCGCGCTGGAGCCAACAGCGCGGATCTTCAGCCGCACAGTCGCATCAGCCAGATTGATCGGTGCCCACGTAGCCGGGTTTGTCGAGTCCAGCGTCTGGCCGACGGCGGCCTCGTTGCTGTCCTTCAGGTTCATGTACAGGATCGGGAGAGTGTCTCCCTCAACCAGCGGGATAGTAGTGCTGTAGGCCATTAGAGTCTCCGCATCTGGACGGACAAGTCAGACCGCACATGCCCTCGAACGGCTCGCTGACGGGCGGTATTCACGCCGCGACCGAATTGATCCATCGCCGCAACAGCAAGCTGCGGGTTCGTGTACGTCTTTCCCGGTGACATAAACAGCCGCGCTTTGGCACCGTGAGCGATCGTTTCCGCGTAGTCCTCGAACAGGACGTCATCAACGGTGTTCGCGGTTCTGGTCGGCTTGTAGGCAACGCGCATCGTCAGGGCGTTCGCGACCGTGTCTTTCGGGATGGGGAACAGCGAGAAGGTGCGCTCGTCCTTCTGCAGGATGTACTGCGGCTCAGCGCCGTCCGTGCTTGCGCCGACGAAGGTGCGGTTGTACAGCTCAGCCCTGTCAATCTCATCAGGGGCGACGGGCTGAAGCTCCTTGGTCTTGTACCAAGCCTTCATGATCTTGACTACGAGGCTGCCGGTGGGCGGCTCGAAGTCGTAATCCACAACACCCGCAACAACTGTAAGCGGGTCGTGGTCGCGCTGCAGGATCAGGGACTTCTCGCAAAACTCGATAAGCGATGCCTTCAAAGCGAGATCAACGGAGATCTCAGGGCAGCCGGGGACGTCCGGCAGGACGTACGGGTAGAAGCTGGTGAGAGTTGCCATGACTTAACCTCCAGCCTCCACTGTAGCGACCCGCGGGACTGCGCCGCCGACGTTGTTCAAGTTGGGTGAGTTCGTGAGCCGCTTCTTGTTGCCAATGCCGACTAGGTTGGCAAATGCCTGATAGTGCATAACCGCACGCTGGGCATTGCCGGCGAACTCAGCATCCTTGCTCAGGCAGCGGTAGACGATATAGTCCACCAGCGCACTGATGAAGATGTCTTCCTTCTCAAGGGCTGAAGAGGAAACGAGGTCGGCAGAGATAAGCTCCGCAGGAGCCTTAGAGTAGACGATGGTCATCTTGTGACCAGAGGCGGCAGGCGGGTAGACGTAGAACGTCTTCGGCTCGCGCTCGTCGTACATGAAGTTCTTGATTGAGGTTGATGCCGGCTCCGTGTGCCAGTCAGGCGAATGCGCATCCAGAATCTCGCGCTCGACGATCCTGACTGCGCGGCCAATCACGTTGGCAGAAGTCACGTTTCGGATGGCATCGATCAGCCGTGTTCCGTCTGACGGAATTGTCTGGCGTGTGCCGGCAACAAGGGCGTGGTTCGTCGTCTCCGCGTAGAGATCTGGACGTGCGGCAGCGAGGTCGCGCCGGCCATCGTTCAGATAGTTCAGAAGTTCGGTGTCAGTCCAGCGGACTTTACCTACGTCCTGAATCAGATCGCGTACACGATCGAAAAGACTATTGGGCGTTAGTGCCATTAGATTCTCCAGACTTCTTTGACTTTCTCTTCCTTACAGGAACTGTCACCGTCTCAGTATGCTCTTGCGAAACAGTCGCAACAGGCTGTTCCTCAAACAACTCGAACTCTGGATCGTTCGCGAGAACCTTCGAGTACGAGTATACAAACCCTGTCCGCTTGTTTCGTAAAAGCATGCCTTCCTCCTCAAGAAGAGAGGGTGGCCGGGAATCCCCAACCACCCTCCCTGTTACCTACTAGGGATTAGCCCTTGTAGAAGAAGCCCTCGACGAGAGCCTCCGGCTTCACGACCTTGTAGCCGTACACGTTCAGGCCACGGACGATGTTGCCGAACGTAGTCGTGCTACGGAGCGACTCCATCTTCGTGATCTGAGACGCGAACGTGATCGCATCACGGGTACCAGCGAAGCAGCTGAACGCCTTAACGCTGGCGTCCGCACCCTCACCAGTGATGCCAGTCTGCGACGGGAGCAGGTTGCTGACATACAGGGTGAAACGATCGATCATGCCAAGGCGGCCATTACGCAGCGGCGACATGGAGTCGTTCGTGATCGAGGCGTCCTTGAGGTCGGACGTCTTGATCTTCGACGCCATCCACGCCGGGATGACGACCCAACGGCCATCTTCCGGAGCGTTCTGCTCGTCCAAGCACTGGCCCATCGCGATCAGGTAGTCGATCACGTTGGTCGAGGTGACCTTACGGGCAGCCTTCGAGCCACCGACCGACACGCCGAGGTTGATGTCGCCAGAGATCGCACCGGCAGTCGCGCCCTCGTTGGCCGCGACCGAAGCGCCAACCAACGCGCCAAGCACGTCGGTGTCCACGGCAATCTTCATCTGCTGAGCAGCGTCGTTCGTGAAGATGTCCATGAGCTTGAGATCCGACTGCACGTCATCCACGTCATCAACGACGACGGAGAAGTACTTGCCCTTGTCGATCAACAACTCAAGAACGTCGTTCGTCGGAACCTGCGCGGCAAGCGTCTGGCCCTTGAGGTAGTTGTTGATAGTGATCGACGGAACCGTGCGGATCTCGACCTTGTCGCCCTGATCCTTGATCTCACCTTCCCAGTCGTTGTTCGTGATATCAGACAACACGGTCGTCTGATAGAACTTGACCTGAAGCTTGCCAGACCAAATCTCAGGGATGAACTTGCCAGTGTAGGCATCAACGCCCGAACCGGCACCATAGTAGTTACCACTTACTGCGAGAGACATATTGAACTTCCTTTAGTTGACTTCACTGGGCAGGGGCTTATCGAAAGCGTCCTTCTGCCTGAGCAGCGAAGATATCTTGCTCAATCCTCCGCGCATCTTCCTGTGTGATCTTTCCACGGCGCAGTTCGTCGTAAAAACGAGCGACTTCTGCATTCGTGTAAAGCTTCTTTCCTTGCGGGGGTGCGGTCTTGCCAGTTGTCTTAGGCGTGACCTGATCCGCAAGGTTAGGCTTTTGCGCAGGAGGTTCCTTTTTCTCAAGGCCATCGTTATAGGAGTTGAAGAAGTTGGCGACACGCCAAGCGTCTAACTTTGCATAAGCGTCGTCGAACAGAGACTGGCGCTGCTGACCGGTGTAGGGATCAAGCTCCCCAAGCCAGTCAAGAAACTCCTTGTCCGTATTCAGCGACTCCCATGTTGGGGAGAGGCCGACAAGCTCTTCAAAGAACCGCTTTCGCTCCAGCTGGGAGTTTGTCTTGCGAAGCTCCTCGACCGTTGAACGCAGCTCGCTGACATCGTTAGGTACAACCTCTTTGGCTGCACGCTTCACGAAGTCGACGAACTTCTCACCGTACTCAGCAACTTCTTCAGGCTTGACGAGAGTGTCAACCTGTTTGGCTGGTTCCGGCTTTGCTTCTGCAGACTTCTTGAGTTCCGCGATCTCTGCTTTCAGAGAACGGATCTCAGCCGCATAGCGTGGGACTTCAGCTGAGTACTTGTTCGCGAGAACTTTGTACCGCTGCTCCCAACTTTTATCGTTCGGGTCTGCATCAGGGAACTTGGGCTTGGGCTGATTCTCGTCGTTTTCCTTTTTGACTTCGGCTGGTGCCTCGTCAATGGGAGCGGCTTGATCAGTAACCGGTTCCGTGACTGGAGCTTCTGCAGTTTCCTGCGGAGGCGGATCTTTGTTTTCGGGAGCCGGCGTACCGGTGTTCCCATAGACCTTGTTGTACATCTCATCTGCAAGTTGCGCTTGCTTTTCAGCATTCCTATTAACGCGAGCCATTTAACACTCCATGAGCCAACCTTCGCGCAAGAGAGCCTATCGGTATTCTCTGCCTACGATCTGGTATTCAGGCTGTTACTAACAATCCGGATTCCTCCGGTTCCGGTGCGCTAGGGTTTCCTAGCACACATCTGCACGACATCACGCAATGCTTGGCAGTAGCCTTGCAGCTTGTGAGACTGGAGCGCCACCGTAGCGTCTTCCAGTTCAACAAGCCGCGCATCGCGCAATCCCGTTAGATGCGAAACGAAAAGCTGAAAGTCTGAGTCGGCACTCAGACGGTTCAGCGCCTCTCTAGTTCTTTGATCCATTAGAAGCTGGGCGTGCCCTTCTTGAAGGACTGACGCTGCCAGCCAAAGCGGTCGTACTGCTTCGGCATCTCGCCGATCATGCCGCCGTTGGCCAGTGCTTGATCATCAATAGGGTTTTTCACGCCAACATTGCCAAGCACGTCAGCGCCTTTCCCGCCAGAGACGGAGACTGCATCCGCAGCAGCAGCGCCTTCCGCCATCGCGGTCTTGGCGACAGCAGCAGGCTGGTTTGCGCTGTCATCCTTCTTCTTTCCAAGGATGGCCTGCATCATCTCGCGGTCAGCTTTGCGCTCTTCCTGCGCTTCTTTCTGCTGCTTGTAACCAACGTAGCCGCCAAGCAAACCTGCGGCGAAATTTCCTGCTTTACTCATTGCATCATTCCTTGGGGTGGGAGTTGTTCGGGCTGGGCAGGCTCAGGCTGCTGCTGCGCAGCCATCTCGCTCAGCATCTTCTGGGCTTCCATGATCTTCTCAGGGTCAGGGATGATCTTGTCGACATCCATGTTCAGAGCCTTGGCCGCCTCGCGGAGCAGCATTGCGCGTCCACTTGGCCCCATGATCTGAATGTCTACCGGGTTGGATGTCAGCTGCAGGAATTCGTTCCGGCGCTGCTGGACAGACTCCTTGAGCAGAGTTCCGACCACACCGGCAGGAACAATCTGCATGTCACCCTTAATCGAGTTGTCGTCGTCGTAGATCATCAGGTGATCGTACAGGCGATGGATGACATCAGTGGTCGCAGCATCGAGCGATAGGATAGCCTGCTTGATTCCCTTCGCGGCATTTTCCATCAGCATCGAAAGGCCAGACGCAGTGCGTCCTGCGCCAGAAGCCTGACCACTTCCGTAGATGTAGTTCGGCACGCCAGTCACTTCGTCAGCGATGCGCTGGAAGTACTGGTACACCGCAAGCAATGCATCCGCATTCATGCTGGGCTGGTAGAAGCGGACAGCCGGCTGACCGCCACCGGTTCTGTCTGACGTCGTCTGCCAAATCTTCCACGGGTACATCTTGGTCAGGTCTTCGCCGTCAGGCAGGCGGTCGACAGAGATCTCGACCTGCGGCCCGGAGGCAATGCCCATGTTGTTCGCCAGCGCACGAGCGGCGGCGTTACACACAGTCTGGATGTCGGTCATCATTTCAGGCAGGGCCAGACCCCAGAACGCTCCGGGGATCGACTCCCAAGACGCCTTCGAGTACGGGCGACGGTCAAGCGGGTCAGGGTTCTTGACGCACTTGATCACATAGCTGCCGACCATCCACACGTTGACTTCATACTCGCGGTGATCTTCAACATCGGACATGCCCCACTCGCGGAGCATGTAGCCGGAGACAGACCCCCAGAACTCCACGCCTTCGATCAGCTCAGTACCGACCAGCGTGTTGTTGCGACCTTCGAGCAGGTTGCGCTCAGTGTCTGACTGCACCAGCTCGCGAAGTCCTGAGCGGCCATACAGGCGCAGGACTTCATCAATGGCACCCTGATCGAACGAAGGAGTACTACGCAGCACTTCGATGTCCGCACGAGTCATCTGATGGCGATGGATCAGGTAGCCGTCTTGGCAGGTTGTCGCGTTCGGCGAGGGGAAGATGTCGTAGGGCGAGACGCGCTCGAAGTCCTCGACGATCGTCTCCTCGACCTTGGGCGTCCAGTTGGAACCCCACTTCATGACCTTCTTCGTACGAATCATCGGGCCTTTGATGAAGGCGCACGGGAACGTAACGAAGTCGTAGATGATCTCGCTGAGCGTGCTGTCGAACTTGGCGTCCTGCATCTTGTCGAGGATGCGGCGCTCCATCTTCATCGAAGCGTCCTTGGCATGTTCCATCAGGCGCTTCTTCACTTCCGCATGGATCTCTTCCATGCGCTTCTCGATGCTCTGCGGGTTCACGCCAATGCCGGCGCTCTGAACCTGATCGGCCTCGATAGTGACGGCCTCGATGATCTCGTTACGCAGGACATCCGGAACTTCAGGCTCAGCAGTGGGCTTGAGGCTCCACGACTTCTCGCCAGTCGAAAGCATGACGTCCTTGATCCAGCTCTCAGCAGCACGGCACTTGATGTCCGTGAGCATCATAAAGATATCTGAGCCGCCGGTATCGCGGATCATTGCGAGCTTGTCAGGATCGTACACGCCACGGCGCTGACGCTCTGCGCGGAGCAAGCGCTCCGTCACGTCAGACTTCGCGGTCTTTGCTTCCTCATAGCAACGACGGACGTAGGCTGAAAGCGACAACACGACCGGCTCCTCAAGGATGACCGAGTCCTCTTGCGCTTTTTGTAACTTGACCGATTTAAGTGCCATGTTTTATACCCAACCGCCTGTGCTTGCTTCTCTGATAGGTTTGCGTCGAACGGGGTTCATCTCGTGCCTCATGTGCAGACATCCGTATTGCAGGGCGTCGTGAACGTGAGAAAACTTGTCCTTAACCGGACGATCCTTGAACTTCGTTGTGCCTGACGCACGAATGCGCTCGTACCGATAGCCGCCATTGAATCCTTTTCTCAGCATCTTGCAGTCAGGGCCAAGAATAAACCCCGGCCCACTGGAAGAGAGACGCTGAAGAAAAAAGGCCACGCTTTCGCGTCTGGCCAAAAACTCGTTTGTCGGCGCTGGTTCGCAGATCAGTCCCATTGAGAGAAGCTCCTGCATGCAGGTCTTCTCGTCAGTCTGTGCGCGAATGTTTCCCGCCGGATCACCCACAGCCTCGATCCGATGGCGAGAGTACTTCTGAAGAATGAAAGGCCTGACAACTTCTGAGTAGAACTGGCGGATGCCCATGTCCTCAGAGACTAGCTCATCAAGGATGAGAAGCTGTCCCTTCGGAGACATCTGCAAGAACACACATGCAGGGGTCAAGCCAAAGTCAAACGACAGGATTACCGGCATACCATCGACCGGCATAAGCGAATTGCTACTAAAGTGATCCTTGTCGTTCCACTCCGGATAGACGGGCTTACCGTCCATCGTAGTGCCGTAATCCCCAAGCAGGAAGACCTTGATCCAGTCTTCGGTTTTGCCAGCCACCTGATTCAGGTAGTACTGGTAACCAAGGCTATGGTTCTGGATGTTCTCCGCTCTTGGGTTTGGGATGTACTCCATGTGGGTATCGGACTTTTCGTCCAGATCCTGCATGAGGCCTCCCGGCTGGCGGAAGAATTTGTAGCCCTTCGGCCTGTCTTCTTCTGCCAGCTTATACCACCAAGAATCATCGTCCGGTGGGTTGGTATCCATGATCACGCCAGTCCATGACGGGCCGCCGACGCGCTTGGACGGGTAACGACCAATACGCTGCGTACACATGTCGAGGACTGACTTGTCCATCTCAGAGGCTTCGTTGATCCACGCGCCTGTGAGTTCGAGCGACCGAAGCTTGTTCACGTCTTCAGGTCTGTCGATAGCGATGAAGAGAACTTCGATCTCAACCCCAGTGCCGTCACCGATGTTGTCGATGGCGATCGTTGAGGTGATCGGCGTGTCCCACTTCATCACAGCAATATCCTTCATCCAGTCCATCCACGTTTTGATCGTGGTCGACTTGAGTTCAGGATACGTGTTACGCAGCGCAGCCCATCGTGAGCGGCGGATCTTGTCCGGCCCCGGTTGCTGTTGCACGCCGCGGATGAGGATCTCGTAGCAGCATGCGGTGGACTTGCCAGAGCCTACTGGCCCCATAAGGCCGCGTACGAATGAGCCATCCAGATGGAAGGACTCACACGCCGGCCCCGGCGGGTAGTACTGGACTTCCATTACCAGAGTACTTTTCGTGCCCAGTAGTTCGCTGAGAACTTGTCGTCCTTGGTCAGGTTGCCAGACTTGTCGCGGATGCCGGCAGAGCGTGCGCGGTAGTTATCCCGTCGCTTCTCACTGCCGTGCTGCGTGTAGTCCTGCATGCCACGAAGGCCAAAGCGAACAAGCTTCACGTCCTCGCCTTTCTTGGCCAGAACCATCTTCTTCTCTTTGGCTCCAGCAGGAGCATTGATCGGCTTGTTGAATCCGGGGAACTTGTAACCCCTATAAACAATCTTGCCATCCTCTCTTTTCACATCGCTGGCTTTCATAAGTGCCTCCTTATTAAAGCGTTACCCAAGGCCAAGTGCTTGCTTCAAGGGCTGGTTGTTGGAAGCATAAGCTAACCAAGCAAGCATCCCGTAAACTCCGCCTACGAAAATAATCAGTGACACGACAACAGCAAGAATAACTTCGTTCCTTTCGTCTTTCTTACGCTTCTCTCGAACGATTCTTAGCTGCTCTTGCTTGATCTTCTCATTCTGCTCTTTGCGTGCGCGGTCGTATTCTGCACGCTCAGACTGGGACATAGACCAGTACATAGCATGCTCTTCTTCGCGCTGCTTCTCGCGGATGAGAGCTGCTTTCATTGCAGCAGTCGCGGCGCTTGTCTTTGTGTTGTAGTCGATTACAGCCGAATTGACTTCGCGGGTTGTAACGACTTTCGTAACACGATCTTTTGTGAGCTGCGGCTTCAGCGCTGCTTCGTCGCGCTTCTTCTGCCTTACGGCAGCTTCTTTCGCGGCAATAGCACGGGCGTCTTCAACAAGACCATAGGTCTCGTTCATCAAGCCACGAGCAGACTCCACCGTAGTCTTCGCGGCGGAGAGAGGGTTCGATACGGCGTTGGCCGCCTCTGCGATCTTATCTAGCTTGGACATGAGAGGTACAAAGCCTGTTCGTCTCTGCGCCTCTTCAGAAGTCCCGGTAACACGCGACCACCGCCTTTAGTCCATTTCATGAACTCTTCAGCGGCCCCCTCAAAGTCCCCACGATTATTCTTCATGCGAAGCCCACTTCGCTGAAGATTGCCTAATCCTACATTGAATGCAAAAGAGACAAGACTTTCAAACCGTCCTTGATTGCTAAGAGAGTTAGGGCAAAGACGGGCCACTCCACGCTCAAAACGCATAAGGTCTTGAGAGAGGAGATCGTCCACTTCAGCAGCACTCCAGACACGATTGTCCTCCGGCAGTAAGGAAAATTCCTTACGCAGAATCATTGCGGCGTTCTCCGGCGTTCTGAGCATCGGAAGCTTAGTCTGCTGCGGATACAAGAGATGGCCAACGCCGACAGTCCACAAGTGCGCGGGGCATAGGTACGGTCTGTACTTTACGCCCTCGTGGTGCTTGATGACTTTAATTGCGGCTGGGCCGATCTTCATTGCCAGTCCTTCCAGACTTCTTCAGAGATCTCAGAGTCGGAATCCTCGAAGTATGGCAGCAGCCATATCAGAAGGAGGAGGTGCATCGTTACTTCTTGGAGAAAGCTTGCGTGCCGAACCAGAATGCAATCACGCTAGACCAGATGATCTGGGTGTCTTCGTCCCACATGTAGTCGAGCATGATCTGGAAGTCAGTGCCCATACGCCATGCGTACACAAAGCCAGCGATGTCAACGAACACAAGCAGCAAGAACATCCCGTAAGTAATCACGGGTCGAACACTCGCACGCAGGTTGATCACCCACTGCGAGGCTCCCTTGCCGATCTCCATGTCGTGCTGGTAAAGCGCACTGCGCTCTTCCATCGCAGTCTGAAGAGAGACTTGCTCAAGCTTGATCTCCTCGACCTTTGCCTGAGCAAGATACCCGCGCTCGACAAGCGCAAGCTCTTTCTCTTTCTGAGCGTTCATCATCGCAAGCTCGTGCTTCTTGTCCTGACGATCTTGGAAAATGGCCAGCAACTTCGGAAGGCCGCCGGCCAAGAACGAAGTCAGCGTAGAAATCAGAGTCATCATTTGCTTGCCCTCACTACATCTTCGCCTTTGGTGACGGTCACATGATCGCCTTCCACGTCAACACGCATTGGCATCTCTTTGCGATCCAGCTTATCAAGCTTCGATATCAGCTCTTTGATAACGCCAAACTCAGGCTTCTCTTCTTTTTCATTCGCGCCTGCAATCCCATTCAGCATTGAAATCAATGCGGTAAGGGAAGCGCCAAGAAGTCCCATTACGGCGGCGATCTTGTCGGAGTCCAATGCAAGGCTAGATACAACTCCGATCACAACAATGACCGTTATGTATTTCAGGCCATCCTTTCCAATAGCCTTGCCTGCCACATCTTTTGCAGAAGAGCCAGCTTCAAGGCGATTCAGTTCTGCCTGAACCTTTGCCTTGAACATTTCAATTTCGCTTGCCTCGCTCATGATTGCCTCACTTGTCTGCCTTGTTCTCTAGCCGGTCGAAGATCTTTTCTAACATGCCTTTCAATTCACGGATGTCTTCGCGGTAGTCATCTTTCGAGACGTAATATCTTGGGATGTCTTCCCTCAGTTTCGCGATGTCCGATTTAAGACCACTTACCGCAGACCAGAGTTCTCTAGCGAACCATCCCAAGCCTGTTGCTGACAGGCCAAGGACTACGTTAAAGACAGCTTGAAGTTCCATTATTTCTTCTTCCGCAAGAAGTTAAGATAGTTGACGCCTTCCTCCGGTTCCCAGAAGACCTTGATCAGGTCTGGGTGCGAATTCGGAAGGGATGGGTTAATCACAGTCAGCGCACAAGGACTGAGCGTATTGTCCCTGAACCCGCGCTCCTTTGCGAAACGGTCGTAGATCTTGTAGCTCGAAACCTTCAGTGCATGCATCGTGATCCCGCTGATGGGGTCTTTCAGCACTGAGTACGCCGACTCGTGTTTATGTCCGGCGACGTACAGGTGATCTCGCGTGCCCATGATCGCGGCCTTCATCGGCCCGTGGGCTGGGTTCCATATCGAGGAGCCGACATGATCGTGGCGTGCGTTCACACGCACCTCTTGCCCATTTGGAAACCTCAAGGCTATGCGTGCCTCTGAGGATTTGTACAAGGCGTTTTGCTGCTTTGCGATCCACTTCAGCGGGTCTCCAGCGCCAGACCACAGGTCGTGGTTTCCCCCAATCATGTACAGCCAGTCGCAGCGTCCGACGAACCATTCCGCCAGACGCCATGCCTGCGCCGCTGACGTAGCCTGCTCGCCGTACAACCGGGCCAACCGGCCCGTCCAGTTGTTCAGGGTGTCGCCCACGTTGCAGGCAAACAACCCCGGCGTGTCCGACACCAGCTTGGTGTGGCGCTCCAAGGCGGCAATGTCCGTGCCGTCGTCGTCGACGTGCGGGTCACCGAAGTGCAGGAGGCCTACAGCGCCATCAATCTTGATCTTGACCGGGATGAGCTTGGCCGCCTCTTCATGGCTCTTCTTGGCAGCGAACTGCCGCTTGCGGATCTGAACCAGCTCCTCGACGGAGACGTCGTCGTCCGGCAGCTCCTTGATCTCGAACTGCTGCTTCTTGTCCTCGAAGCTGCGGGTCTGATGCCCGATCGGGTAAGACGTGTCAGGGATTTTTACCCCAGCCGCCTTCAGCCTGCCGATATGCATGATCAGGTTCCTGACAGAGATCCCCAGCTCAAGAGCAGTCTCAGATCTCACATACCGGTTGCGCTCAAGAGAAGCCAACAGCTCCTCATCACTAAATTTTCTAACCATGCCTCATTTGCCCTTTTTGTTGTTCGGATACACAGCTGTCTTAACAGACTGATGTAACAGTCCTGCGACCATGTCCACCAGCTCCTCATCATCAGACAGCTTTGTTCTGCCGATCGTATGCAGGATGCAATGCACCAGCTCATGAAAGTACGTGTGTTCCATCATCTGCTGATTTGACTTCAACAGCTTGATGCTGTGACGGGACGGGTCATACAACCCGACCGCCCCCTCGTGCTGCCACTCCTCGTCACTGAGGATCTCGACAGTCACCGTGCAGCCCATGATCGAGAACTCTTTCGGAATCATGCGAACCCCCTAGTAAGTGCGGGTTACGACATCCCGCGTCACTACCGTCAGGGGAGGCGACCTGACTTTGGGCGATGAGGAGGGTGCCCAGTGACCGATTGGGTACATCGACCGCCTAAAGGGCAGCCGCAAAAAAATTTTGTAGCCGGCCAACATAGCCCCCCGGCCTGCAGCTCAGTGGCCAGCAGGGGGTCACGACCGGAGTCGACCAGTGCGTGTGAGTAGGTATGTGTGGTGGAACCAAAGCCACCCCCCGTCGCGCTCGATGGGCCGCTGGCGGGGGCCGGATGCCGCCGCTGGACGGCAGGCCGGAGGGGGGTCTGCCATGCCATTAAAGGAGTGCGCGATCCGCTATTAGGCCGCCTCTGCCCCGTCTGGGAGCGCCTCAGCAACAGGGGTAGCGTCTATTGTGATTCCACCCCCACCCCTGTCCATGAGGGGCAGTCCGATCTTGAACGTGACGGCGGTCTGCGCCTTGGGTGCCTGCACCTCCCCCCACCTGCCCGGTCGCAACTTGGCGGCAATCCACTTGCGGGTGTCGATCCGCAGTCGGGCGGCCTGTACGGCCTCGATGCTGCCCCCGTTGGCGGCCACCTCGTCGGCGATGTCGCACATCTCGTCGGCCAGACTGTCGGCACGATCCTCGTGTGCGCGGGCGTAGCGTTGCTGGAAGTCGGGGCGCTCCCGCATCCACCGGTACACCGTCTGGGCTTCCATCCCGTGGATCTTGCAGAAACTGCGCAGGCTGTTCCCCTGTGCGATCCATGTGCAGAGTTCGTCTGCCCTCTCGTCTGTGTAGGAACTGGGTCTCCCCATGATTCCCTTCTGTCTGGACTCCTGCAGTGCCTTGAAGGCTGCCTGCTCTCTCTCCCTCTCGATGGACAACTCCTGCTGCTGGATCGCGTCCTTCCGCTCCCTTGCGGCGCGGCGTTTTTCCTCACGCTTGGTCTGACTCACTGCCTCACCCTCGCTCACTTCTTGCCGCGCTTCGCTGTCTTAGAGGCCTTCCGGAAGTCTGCAGCGCTGGGTGCGCTCTTAGTTCCGGGCTTGCGCATCGATTCCCCGCTTCCTGCGGCGATGCGGCGGCGCTTTTTCCAAATGTTCTCGTACAGTCCGGGCATCAGCGCTTGCCGTAGTCCTGCTTGCCGCGGTATCCACCGCAGCCGCTGCCGACCATGCCGCCATGCTTCATGCCGTACTCCGCGGCCTCTTCGGCCACAACAGCCTTGCTCGCACCGCCACGCTTCAGCGCTCGCATCTCGCTGCGCCCGTGCTTCGAACCGTGCTTCTTGCCGTGCATTTTGCCCTTCATCATCTCGGAACTCCTATTTTCCTAGGGGAAATCACCTATTTCGACATTTGTCAGAAACAAGTGTTGACAACAACTGTGGAACTGTTCAGGATACGCACCACTGGCCTCCCAGACGGGCCACCCAAACAAAGGTTCTGGTGCCGGATGAGCGCAAGCAGCCCGGCGGCTCCCTGAGACGGAGTCCGGCCTAAAGCATCGGTGAAGCCGTAGGGTTGAAGGCAATGACCTGCAAGTACAGCAGCCGCCCGAAAGTCTGACGATGCCCAACGAACCGGAGAATCAATCTCGCGACTGAGTAGAGCGCCCTCGCTTAGGACGCTGCACTGAGTCACAACTGTTAACAACAACTGGAGATGAACATGAACTACGCCAACCACTACGGCTACAGCGACGTGAACCCTTTCGAGATCGTGCGGCGCGTGAGCGACAAGACGCTCGAAATACGCGCCATGAAGGCTGAGCGCGACCCCTCGTGGAAGCCTGACTTTGTCCCCGGCGGCTTCTTCGGCACGGTGGTCAACCAGAGCAGCCAGCAGTGGCTGATCAAGAGCGACCCGGACGGTCGCGTTGTCCGCATCCGCCTTGGCAAGCACGGCTGGAAGGATGCCGCGAAGCGGCGCTATGGCCTGTCCGACGAGCCGGTCAAGTTCTACGACTACAACTTCTGACAGGTCGAAACCGGCGTGAGCCGGTCTGGCAGTGATGCTGCCACTGACGAGACCAACAACATCAACACAACTGTGAGGCTATATGCAGATCGTCGACCAACTGGGTGCGCTCAACGCACAAATCTCCGCCCTCAACCAGCAGGCTGAGGCCATCAAGAAAATCCTGCGCGACTCTGGCGCTGGCGAGTACCGCGGCGAGGTCTTCCGCGCCGTCGTCTCTGAACGCGCTTCGAGCCGAATCGATTCGACCAAGGTGCGCAAGATTCTGACCGACGAGCAACTCGCCGAAGTCGTGTCGGAAGTGCGCTCCACCAGCGTCTCGCTGTTCGACCTGTGAGGTGATCGATGGACGCATTCCTGTTCTACGCGCCACGCATGGCGCTCGCACTGGCCGTGTTCGCACTGGCCGGATACATCGCTTTCGGTTGGCTGGATGAGGAGGATTCGCAATGAAACACGAAAACGAAGAAGTCGATCGGATTGTCGAGCGACTGTTCAAGTACATCGAGCAGGCATCGAAAGATGGCTACGTGGTGTCTGAATCCTGCGTTCGATCGCAGATCACCTACGTCTACCAACTCGGCCACTTCGATGGCCGGATCAAGGGCATCAAGGAGATGGCCCGATAGACCGAAACAGGCTCGCCGTGAGGCGTCCCTGTCGCAGCGTGATGCGCTGCCTGACGATGGTCAGACAATCAACAACAACTGTGAGGCTCCCATGATCAACCAAATGTCCAAGGCCCAACTCGTCGAGTTGGTTCGCCGGGTGTCCGGCTCCGCTGGCGACTACGCTCGCAAGTCCAAGCAGGACTTCATCGAGCAAGTGGCCGCTCTGCCGCAGGAGAAGGTCGCTGAGGCGATTTCCTCGATGGGCCTGATCTCAGGCTCCCTCGCACCGATCGCGGCTCCTACGCCTTCTGCGGCGGTCGAGGTGCCCAACGTCGAGGTGGTCGCTCGCAAGTCGCTGCGCGAGGTCTTCGGCATCCGCGGCAAGCACGGTGCGTACGAGGTCGATGTTTACAACGACCCTGCAGCCCCCGCGCTCGACCCGTTGTACAAGTTCAACGCGGAGCAACTGTTCACTGCTGTGACGGCTGTTGCCCGTGGCCGCAACGTGTGGCTGGCTGGCCCTGCCGGCACCGGCAAGACGGAGTTCGTGCGCAACCTGTGCGCTGGCCTTGGTCGCGCCTTCGTCCGCGTGTCGTTCGACAGCGGTGCTGAGCGCTACGAGTTCATCGGCGGCGAGCGTGTCAAGAACGGCTCGACCGTCTACCAGCACGGCATCATCCTGCGCGGTTTCGTGCGCCCCGGTGCAGTCATCCTGCTCGACGAGGTGTCGTTCGCTCGACCTGAGTACCTGTCGGCGCTGCATGCGCCGCTGGAGCCGGAGGGCGTGGTCACGGTGCCTGAGACTGGCGAGGTGATTCGCAAGGCTCCGGGCGTGGTGTTCATGGCTGCGGACAACTCGAACGGTCGCGGCGACTACACCGGCATGTACGCCGGGGTGCGCGAGATGAACGTCGCGTTCGTCAACCGCTTCGCTCGCACGATCGAGTTCAGTTACCTGCAATCGGCGGACGAAGCGCAGGTCATCAGCAGCCGCACTGGCGTCCACAGCAACCTGTCGACGCTGATCGTGAGCATGCTGTCGGTCATGCGGCAGGCTGGTCAGTCTAGCCAACTCGACCATGTCCCGACGCTGCGCGAGGCGTTCTACCTTGCTGAGGCGCTGGCCGACAAGGTGCCGCCGCGACTGGCATTCGAGCAGACGATGGTCAATCGAGCATCGCCTGAATCGCGTGAAGTCCTGCAGCAGATATGGAAAGCGAACATGTCGGACGCTGGTATCGAGGCCGCGATGGCTGGTCTCGCGCCGCCTGTCGTCACGCCCGACGTGGTCGATGTCAACTCCCCAAATGCGCCCGAAGCGGCGTGAGGAATCGTCATGCAAAAGATTAAATCGGCGACCGTCAAGGCCGCGGCACTTGTCCACTCGCAGAAGCAACTGCGAGCGCTGCTGGGCAGCGATGCCGTGTTCTCAGGGGCCGGCACTGTCACCTTCGGCGGCGAGATTGCCTTCGCCCAGTGGGCGCTCACTTCCGACCGTAGCAGGGTGATGACCTACCGCATCAACTACCCCAGCATGCCCGACAACTCGTTCGTGTCGCGCATCGAGGCAGACCTGATCGCGGCCTACACCAGCCACGAGGTCGGGCACGTCGCGTACACCGACCAAAGCAGCCTACTCCGGTACTCAGGCCCGGAGTATTCTCTGCTGCGGAATCTGTGGAACGGAATCGAGGACGGTCGCATCGAGCATGCGGTGATTGCGTCCGGTCGCGCAAACGGTGCGCGGTCTGGGTTCAAGCGACTGATGTCGCAGTTCACGTCCAAACTCGATGACAAGTTCAACCCGACATCGATCAACAGTGCGCCATTCGCGCTCGCGCTGATCAGTCGGGCCGCGCTGGGTGACGGCAACGGTTTCGCCAAGAAACTGCTCGACCGAATCCCGGAGCCGAAGCGCAGCCTGTACAAGGCGGTCGCTGACGCGATGCCAAGCCTGTCGCTGGATCGCGACGGCACTGGCCAAGCGCTGGGGCTGGCGATGCAGTTCCTCGAAGGCTGGAAGGCCATCGAGCCTGTCGACCAGAGTGCCGACAGCCGGCAGCCGTGGGAGCAGCAACAGTCACAACAGCCACAACAGTCGGAAGACGACGACTCTGAGTCGGGAGACTCCGACGAGTCGTTCGGTTCCGAAGACGGCGACAGCGATGCTGCTGAACTCGCTCAGGCTGAGGCTGAGATGTCTGAGACGACTGAAGCCGGCGAGGCCGACAGCGCTCCTATGCCTATCGAGTCCGGAGACGACGAAGGCGAGGACGGCGAGGCTGTCACCAACAACGGCGGCGATGAGCCGTACGAGGACAGGCAGGAACAGTACGACGAACAGTTGTGCAAGTCGCCTGAGCCTGACATCGATGACGTGTTCAAGCGTATCCGTGAGCGCACGATGGTGCCGATCTCGTTGGCGTCTGCCCCGCCTCCGGGCCGCAGTGAAATGCGCCGCTGGACATCGATGCAGAAGGACGATGCCGGACTGCGTCGAGCAGCGCGTACGCTGTCGAAGACGGTGTTGCCGGCGCTGAAATCGCGTCTGTACCAGATCCTCAAGGCTCCTGAGCGTTGCGGCTGGGACAGCGGGTCGGTCAGTGGCCGGTTCGATGGCCGCCGTGCGCCGCGCATGCTGAGCGGTAGCGAGTCGGTCTTCAAGCGCCGCTGGGTCAGCGAGGGCATCGAGACTTCGGTGTCCATCATGGTCGACATGTCTGGCTCGATGGCCGGACAGAACGCCAAGAACGCCGCCCAACTTGCTTGGACGATCGCTCAGGCCGCAGAGACGGCTGGCGCTGAGTGTGAGGTGGTTGGCTTCCGATCACCCAGCACCTACGACCACGTCCAGTACGGCGGCGGTCGCGACATGTTCGGGAATCTGCTGGGCGGCAATGATAGAGACTCGTCCCGTGCCGGCGTCCTCGTGGTCGCCAAGCGCTTCGAGGATCGTGCTGGCCAAGTCCCTCATCACTTCGTGAGGATGGGACAGATCGCGAGCGGCGGCACCCCGGACTACACCTGCCTACGCGCAGTTGTTCAACAACTGTCGCAGCGTAAGTCGGGCCGGCGTCTGGTGATCGTTATCACCGACGGCTTCGGCGAGTCCCAGAAGGTGCTGCAGATGACGCGCTGCAGCAAGGCGATGTTCGATGTCGAGGTCATCGCCTTCGGCATCGGCACGTCGAATGACCTGCTCAGTCAGGCGTACGAGTTTGGTGCGGCGGTACGCCACGCTGGCGACCTGCACTCAATCGCTCTGCGTAAGGTGATCGAGCAGTTGAAGGCCGGTGACACCCGGCGGGTAGCCTAACTTGCGGGGGGCTTCGGCCCCCCTTTTTTAAGGACAAGGCTTCCCCGCTGTCGGTGCGCAATATAGTTATAGTTGGAATGCACCTACCACAGATTCTAATCCCTTGACTAGGGCACTTGCAAGTTTCTTGGGTCGACTTGATGCATCGACCATCTAGCGGTCACTCAAGTTGCCGGTTCACCTGCCTCCGGGCAGTGTGGAAAGCATCGCCGGCAATCTCCTTGGCTAAGTCCACCCGCTTAGTCCACCAAGCCTGAGAGTCATCAGGCCCAAGTCCCATCTGCTGGCTACGCCAGTGCCACTCAGGGACAAACTCCCCCACCCCCTCACACAGCGGACAGTCCTGCTCCTTCTGGTCTGCTGAGTCTAGCCCGTAGTTCAGAAGCGTCTTGCCGGTGCCGTTGCACCCGCGGCAGGCCTTCATCATCCATTCGATCAGCCCCTGCCTCGACGCCCTCTGGGCGGCCTGCCAGCCGATGCCCCAGTTCCTGCGCCGGCATGCCTTCTTTAGCACCCTAGCCAGTTCGTCCGATGCTGGCCGCAGTTCTTCAGCGAACCCGCCACTGATCAGCATCTGCAGGGTGGCCCCAAGTTTCGAGGCATGCGCCAGTGCGGCAACGAGATCGGCATCGAAGTGCGTCTCGTCGCTCTTCAGGTTTTTGGAATTCAGCGCGGTGCCGATGCGCTCGTTACTTGGCATTGGATAGTTCCTCGATGAACTCTATGACCAAGGTGTCGTCAGGCTTTGGCCACATCACGAGAGGCGCGTCATCGCCAATGCAAAGTCCGATGATGTTGTAACTGATGTACTCCTCCGCTTCCTCGCGAGACATCCTGCTGCTGTCCATCAGTATCTCAACGATCTTGCTTCCGTCATAGATTGCTCGATGCACATGGCCGTCTGCGCAACACGCAGATGCCGTGCCAACTATCGCGTTGTCGAATCCGTAAAGAGTAATCATGGAACACCTCGTTGTATTTTGTCTTTCATGGTTTCAATGAAATGCTCAAGTCTCAGCATGACCAGCGGTCGAGTGTCTCCATCGACACGCATGATCACAATCGGAATCTCACCCGGCTGCACACCGGTCTCGCACTGCTCGATGAACTCAGTCACCGCCAGTTTCTTTCTTCGCTTCACCTCGATGCGGTAGGGATAGACGCTTATATCTTCCCCCGAATCCCTCGCCTGCCCCAGTTTGCGTTTGATCTCCATCCCAAGTTGTTCGCTTAGAAAGTTTGCGACTTCGCGCTCTGTCTCTGCGCCTCGTTGGCGTTGCCTCTTTCCCATCTTTCTTCCTCCTCTCGTATTCTGCTAACCCATCGATCATTGCGTTTGCGACATTCATTGCCACCCTGACTGACGAGTAGTGGTCGACGAAAACGTTGTCGATGTCTATGCCTCTGCGCTTCTGCAGATTATGGTAGGAGTGGGGTATCCCTCCGGTGTTCTCCATCCCGCATATCGGGCATCGCTTTCTACTCACGCCTCACATCCAGATAACCGTTATCGAACAGCCAGCCGATCGTCTTCCGATGCGCGGCCTCCCACTGCTCAAGCTTTTCAGTCCTCGTCATGCGATTGCGCTGGTCGATTTCCATGTGGCAGTCGTAGCACAGGAAGGCGACACGATAGTCGGCAGCCTTGTGCCCGATGCCCTTGCCATCACGTTGCTGGTTGCTGTGTGCCGCGACAACTGTTCCGCAGTTGTGTCTGTCGCACATCATGCACTCTGTAGCGTGACGCGCTACATCGAGCAGCCTTCGATTCCGGTAGGTCATAGCGAGACGGCGTTCTTCTCGCTGCGCCACTTGATGTACGGCTTCTTAATCTTCTGCTCGAAGGCAACAGCCGCATCGCCTGTATCCAACTGTCCGCGGCTGTTCACTCTACAGGCCTTGAGCATTCGCTCACGAGCCTCGCCTGCGTCATTGGCCTTCGCCCAGAACAGGAAGTCGGGATCGTTGCACCACAGATAGGCCAACTGTGAGTTGCGCTGTTCCTGCCTGACCGGCTGCTCGTCATCTCCGATCTCCGCCAGTGCGCACATGAAGCGCTGGCCCGATCGCTTGCCGGCCTTGATCGTGAAGTCCTTGAACGGGTGCGAGTCTGAATCCTCAGCCAGCAGGAACGTCACCGTCCTGCCCCGTGTGCTGCTGTCTGCCCAGCCAAGCAGCATGATCTCCCCATGAAACACAATCTGAGTTTCGTCCATACATCCTCCTCACTTGTATCTTGTCGACTGTCTCACCAACTGTTTTGCTGTTAGCTTTTTGCCCTTCTTAACCTTCGGCTCTTCAATGTAGAACCCGGCGCGATACTCCGCGCCCGATACGCCTTCAGGCCACACCTCGCCGACTGTAATCTCAGCCGACTCAAGTCGTGCAAGTTTTGCCGACGGGAATACATGCCTGACTGCGTCGGTAAACTCAGCGATGTCCGGGTTGTTCTGTCTTGCGGCCTTCAGCGCCGCGACCTGCTCAGTCGAATACTTCATCGCCAAGATCCTCAACGATCAGTGACGGCATTGGTTTGACACGAGCAGGCGGCTCCCACCGATAAGGCGATGCGCCCTGCTGGTCAGAGAAACTCTGCGCCCCCTGAGTCAGCCACAGCGCAGCCTTCCCCTCCCACTCGAAGTGACGCTGCTTGCCCCACTGCAGTACGCAATCAGGCAACTTCTTCGTGTCCTCCATCTCAACAGCCGACAGTTGTTTGTCCATCAGCTTTCGCTCCTTAGAGCGGTTGCGCCACACGATGCAGACGTTGTCGACCAAGTCAGTGATCGAGCCGCTGCCCTTCACGTCGAACTTGTTCGGCATGCTGAACTCGTCTTCACGTTTGCGTACGTGGGCGATCAAGTGGACGTGCATGCCGGTGTCCTGAGCGATCGCGCACACACTGTTCACGAAGTCCTTCTGGCCGTTGTAGTCATCGTCGCCGCGCACGACCTTCATCATTGAGTCGATGAAGAAGTGATCGATGCCAAGTTTGTTTCTCGCATACAGCATGACGCCGCGCAGTGTGTCCGGGTCGACGATGCCTTGCTGGTCGTAGATCCACAGCAGGTCGTCAGTCCATAGATGGAAGCGGCGGATGTAATCATGCTGCGGCAAGCCGTTCGCGGCAGACTGCTTGACCATGCGAGCCATCGTGGCCTCAGCCTTCATCTCGAATGACGCGATGCAGACCTTCTTGTTCTGCACCATAAGATGCAGCGCGACCTGACTGGTCACCAAGGTCTTGCCGTGTCCATTGATGCCGGCCCACAGAGTGACCTCGCCGGGGCGCATCTGAAAGTTGTCTCCGATGCGCTGCCACGGCGTGACGGGAGAGTTGTTCGCGCTCTCGCCGTGTATCCGGTCGATGACTGCATCAAGGAACTTTGAAGCAGGGACTACCTTCTCGCTGCCTTCAGCGTAGTCTAGGTACTCTTTGAAGTTAATGGTATCTGGGATCAGTTTCACAGGCGACTTCCGATAAGAATTTTTGGAATTGATTGTTTTGGAAATCCATCCAGTACTCGTTGTCCAAGGCCCACTTCCATTGAGTCTTGGCTATCTTCCCCTGTACCCATGCATCGATGGAATCCGCTGTCGGGAAGTAGTACAGCGAGCCGCCCTGCTCAGCATCCGGGTGATAGTAAAGCAGAGGCCTAGCAACATGCTTGAGTAGTTCAATTGCATGGCGCTCGAAACTCGACATGCCAATCGGGCAAACGATGCACGTTGTCATGCGAGCAGCAAAGCGCCAGTCGTATGTCTCCTCCGGCCTCGCGTACACCACCGGGTCGTACGAGATGCGCGGCTTGTCGTAGAACGAAACGATAAGCGTGTCGTTGTATATCAAGCCCTTCATGCGCACACTCAGGATTCGATCTGCGTTCTGCGGGAGTTTCATTCACCCACCCCTCGCCCGAATCGCGGCGGCGCAACGCCTCGCCTCTGCATCTTCCCGGTTGTTGTCGCCCATGTGCCGCGCCTCACACACCCTCGCACACGCCTCGCGCTCATGGGCGGCAACGAGGGCGGCGAAGCGTTCAAGACGGTCGTCGATGCCGCGACCATCGACACAAGGGACAGGCCCGTAAAGCGTTTTCTCAATTTCAAATCCCGCTTCCTGCGACATGCGGATGATGTCGTCGCGGGTCATGACACCACCCATACAGCACGGCCACCTGTTGGTTCGTACTTGTCCTTGTTCAAGTAGATATACGCTTGGCCCTGTTGCCCTGCGTTTTGCACATACACCATAAGACGGTCATCGCTCTTTATTTCGTTTACCACTGCCAGACACCCGCCAAACCCATCCACCGACGGATTGATCTGCACAATGTCGCCTAGCTGTAATTCGGTCATCGCGGTTGCTCCTGTTTTGGCAGCAACAACACCTCAGTCGTTGCGGGAATGTGCCAAACGTTGCCCTCATCGTCGGTGCAGTACGAATACATGCCGTCGATGCGCTTGAAGTTTAGTTCCTTGCCTGTGACCAAAGAGATCCGGCTGTTTCGCGGTACGTCGTAGAGTTTCATTTCGGTTGCTCCTCCTTCCAAATCCTGTAGTCGTATTGCTTGATGCCGCGGTACACGGCGGTTGATAGGTGGTAGTGCGGAACACCCCACTGCTTGATCAAGTCGCGGTACTTCACGCTTCGGCCATTCGCCTTTTGCTTGCGGTCAAGCAGGATCTTGTACTGATCGTACGTGAGCGCGACCTTTTGGAATTTCATATTGCATTGTCCCAAGGGTTCTCAGCCTGCTTCTGCTCGTCCTCGTACCGACGCTGGTTCAGGTACGTGGTCGCATGCGGAATGAATCCGCGCTTCCACTGGTCGCTGGCCTTCATCGCTTCGACATGGGCGAGGATCTTTTCAACGTGCTTATTGGCATGGCTGCGCTTCCAAGAGGACAGCGCACCAGCCTTGGATGTCTTGACAGGGTAGGCAGACCAGAACCGCTCAAAGTCTGCGTCCGCCCCTTCAGGTACGCCTTTGCCCCTGCGCTTGAACTCCTTGCTCAGGAAGTCAGCAATCTCCAGAGCCTGATCGGCGTGAATGAAAAGCTTCTGCGGTTCCCCGTTGGGGACGATCTGCGTGACACAGGCCACCCGCGCCTCGCGGTTGACCGAAATCTTGATCGGGAAGTGATTGAGTTCCATGCGTCCTCCTCAAGCGAGAAGTTACATGGAAGGTTCAACAGGTGTCAATACTCTGTTTGAATTCTTTTTGAGTATGAGGCCAGAAGGATACTACTGAGGCCTCGTGATCTGACCCTGAGTGAGCAGACCTAGCCCATCCTAGATCTGCCTTCACACGCTGACCCGTCGGTCGCATGACCCGCCAGCCTTGTCGCTCTGGGGTGCTAGCCTCGCCGCCCCGCCCGGTGTTTCAAGCTATCCCACAGTACCGGTATAACCCCGCGCACCCTGTCGTTGTCACCGACGATGCGCGGGGGTTGCCTTTTTACTAGCAGGTCAGGCAGCCGTCAAGCTTTCTTTTGCCTCGACCGTCTCAGTCACAAACATGATTTTGTTGCGGCTGTTCAGGGCAGACTTGATGTAGTCCCAGTCCACGTCCTCAGCCCGGTTCATCAGCGTTCGGAAGTCCAGCTTGCCCCCGCTGTGCTTGTCCATAGCCACGGCTACGGCCAAGGAGGTCGTGGATGCGTTGCGGTAGATCATGGACGTGATGTACGCCCCGGTCGTTCCGCCCAGCCGGCCCAGATCCTCGCGCTCGCGCAGGTTCAATCCCTTGATGTATTCGATCAGCGTCATAAAGCCTCCATTTGAGTCCAGACTGCAGTGTACACGGGGGTGTTGACACGTTCAAATGGCAGGGGGTACACTCACGTCTAGTCACTAGGGAGGCACCCAATGGATGACCAACTAGACGACGGATCGCAGGCCTATCACGAGCAGGTCTCGATGGCCGAAAGGTTTTTTCACGAGAAGGAGGCGAAGATGAGTTTTATCGTTTCAGCAAACAACAGTGGCGGTGGTAGTGACTTTGCTCCCCCGCCGGCTGGTTCGCATGTGGCCCGGTGCTACCGGATCATCGACCTTGGAACCCAGACTTCTGTCTGGAAGGGCAGCGAGAAGAAGCAGCGCAAGGTTCTCATCAGTTGGGAACTGCCGGATGCTGTGATCCCTGACGGCAAGTTGGCCGGCAAGCCGTTCTCTGTCAGCGAGCGGTTCACTGCAAGCATTGGTGAGAAGAGCAAGCTTCGCTCTGTCCTTGAGAGTTGGCGCGGTCGCCAGTTCACCAAGGAGGAAGAGGCGCGGTTCGATATGAAGAACATCATCGGTGCGCCCTGCGTGGTCAACATCGTTCACGCCAACAACAACGGCAAGGTCTACGCGAACATCGCATCGATCATGCCGCTGCTTCCGGGCATGAAGGCAAGTCCGCAGGTCAACGAGAGCATGATCTTCTCTCTCGACAACTTCGATGCGGCTGCCTTCTCGTCCCTCTCCAAGGGTCTGCAGGAAGCCATCCAGAAGTCGCCTGAATACTCACGGGCCGTCGCAACAAAGGATCGCGTTGAACTCTCAAACGGTGGCGTTGAAGAGTTGAACGATGACATCCCTTTCTAAGTTTATGGAAGCCATGAAAGACTTGTTCGACTTCAGGACGAATGACTTGTTCGGCAGCCGTGGTCTGGCCAGATCGTCAGATCCGGACACCAGCCATGTCGCTGCCGCCAAGATCAGTACTGCCCGTCTTGAGGAGATGGTCTACGAGAAGATCCGTTCGTTTGGTTCGGCAGGCTGTGCGGCAGACGATGTCGTGCAGTTGATGCCGGACATCAAGAGCAACAGCATCACCCCACGGTTCGCCCCTTTGATCAAGAAGGGGCTGATCGTTGACAGCGGGAGACGCAAGCGGATCTCTTCGGGCAGTACGCAACGTGTCTTGGTTGCATCTTCATTCGTGAGGGAAGGCCAATGCTCACAAACAAACTGAACCTGCCGCGCTCGATTGTCGCTGCTGTCACCAACGATGGGTACAGCCGCGGCAAGTCTGACATCAGCGTCACTCAGCTGATCTCCCCGCCGTTCCAACGGAAATTGCGGGAGACTGTTGAGCCGCAGGAGGATGTCGCCGATCGGATCTGGTCTCTGCTTGGGCAGTCCGTACACACGGTGCTTGAGCGAGCCTACCCGGAGGGAACTACAGACGCAGTTGTCGAGACTCGACTGTTCACGACTGTTGAGGGCTGGTCTGTCAGCGGACAGATGGACGTCCTCGAAGCCGGCACCCTGATGGACTTCAAGGTCACGTCAGTGTGGTCGCGCAAGGGCAAGCCTGAGTGGGAACAGCAGTTGAATCTACTGGCCGCGCTGTGCCGTCGACAGATGGCGGAGACCGGCGATGTCAGGTTCAACGTCAACCGCATTCAGATCATTGCCATCTTCCGCGACTGGGTGCAGAGCAAGACGCTTGCCGGTGATGACTACCCGGAGTCTCAGGTTGCTGTGATCCCTGTCCCTCTGTGGACGGCGGAAGAGCAGGACAACTTCCTGAACGAGCGGGTTAGGCTGCATCAGGCTGCGCGTCCTGAGCCTTGCACCGACGAGGAGCGGTGGAAGACGAGTGACGTGTGGGCGCTGATGAAGGAGGGCAGGAAGTCAGCCGTCAAGCTGTTCAGCAGCGAGATGGAGGCGAACTCTGCGGCAGATTCTGCAGGCAATGGACACTCAGTGGTTCACCGTCGCGGTGAGTACAAGCGCTGTGCCAATTACTGCAGCGTCTCTCACGGGTGCCCAGTCTGGCAAAGCGTTCCATTCTGAGGTAACTGATGCGCTGTCCATCTTGCAACTCGAAGACGTTGATCTTCGATACGAGGATCAGTTACAGCGGCAGCGGTCACCCAATGACGATTCGCAAACGCCGCTGCATGAACTGCATGACTAGTTTTCAAACAACGGAGATTGTTAACGATGATGTCCCGGTCAAAAACAAAGAAGACGAAGAGCGCGAAGAAGAAGGCAGAGGTTCGTCTGGAGGAAGATCTCTCCCCAGAAACTCAGGTGTCTCGCGTGTTGCTGGTCGCAATGGTTGAGGCCTACAAGATCCTTCACGCCGGACTGCTTGCTGCAGGGGAAATCTCTGAAAAGGCAGAGAAGGCCGGCATCAAGCAGGCTCGATAAGTAAGGGGGCGGGGTATGTCTTATGAACTTGGTAGGAACGAGGATGAAATCCGAAGCGTCATGGATAGGCTGAAGCAGGAGGGCGGATTTCAAACCAAGATCGAGAGTCATGCCTCGCCCCCCGACATGGTTAACAAGCCACCGCATTACCAGATGCCCGGTGGCATCGAGACCATCGACTACATAGAAGCGGTACTTGCTCAGGACTACTTTAAGAAAGTACCGGGCATAGTCGCGCACTGCGTAGGAAACGTTCTGAAGTACGTGAGTAGGCCGACGAAGGGCAAGTTTTCGCAGAGCATTCGCAAGGCCGCTTGGTACTGCAACCGCGCAGCAGATGCGCTGGAGAAGATCGGTGAATGATCAGGGTATAAGACAGCTGTGGGCTAGTGTTATCAGCCAAGCCATCTGCGATATTGACCTTCGAGGAGACAGGGTCGTGCGTGCGCAGGCGGCGCGTTGGATAAACAGCGACTCCCAAGAGGCTGGTTCGCTGCGCTGGATCTGCGACATGCTGGATCTCGATGCGGAGAAAATTCGCATGCGATGCATGAGCCGCTCCGGCAGGAAGAGCCTTACCGGCAAACTGTTTTCAAGACGTGCGCTGGAAAAGCGCGTCGACTTCGAGGAGGAAAGCCGTGACTTATCTTTCGACTTTTACACAGAAGGTCAGTAGGTTTTGGTGGTGGCTGTGGACTGGGTACTACAGTATTGACGATGTCCGCAGGCGTATAGAGTCAGACGCTCGCAGGTTTGGCGGGAGGGTTCACTGGGATGAATGAGAAACTAACAGTTGGGATGAGCCGGTGCAGATGCAGCGGGTGCGGACACTACTTCAACAGTGTCGGCGCTTTCGATGAACATCGAATCGGGAATGTGATGGTAGATGGAGTGCGCAAGAAGATCCCCCGCAGGTGCCTTACCGTTGAAGAGATGGATGCTCGCGGTATGGTTGTAAACGCGAGCGGATATTGGGTGCGCGAGAAATGGGAGGGGGTGCCATCATTGACCGCAGAGGAGGCGGCATGAAGAGGAATAGAGATCAGTCCCGTGACCCGGATCGGGTTTACAGGGAACAAAGAAGGATAGCCACAGGCATTGCGGTGTTCCTGCTTTCAACGGTGTTCTTCTACGTTGTCGGCGTTGCAACAACAGTTGTTCTGCTGTTTAACTTTTTATTCAGATGACCGACGAACTAAACTTCGGTGCCCTGTCTGATGCTAAGCGAGAGGAGCTTAGCAGAACGATTGAAGAGCAGGCCCGTGTCATTGAGGAGCTTCAGAAGAAAGTGGAGTTCCTTGAAACCGTCATACAGGAGATGGAAATCAGATGGAACAAATGGCAATAGCAATCATGGCGCTAATCATTCTGCCGCCACTTGTCTTTGGCTACATCAAGATGAAGCGACACACAGACCGCATGCGACACGAGATGTGGAGGCAAGTCCCTCCCCCCAACTGGCGGTGCAGGAGGGGAGGGCGCGACTACCTCTGATTACTTGCGCTTATTCTTCAGCTTGACCTTCTGCTTCTTCTGCTTCGGCGGCTCGACGCTCGGCGTAGAAGGCGACGTTGAACTCAACTTGGGTTTGACGAATCTGCTCAGCAATTTCTTTACGAAGTCCATATTTCTCTTCCCTAGTTAAAGTTTCATCCTGCTGGATGTCCAAGTCCTGCTGGCGCAGGTTTGAGATGGCTCGCTTCTGCTTGTCTGCAAACCGCGATAGTGCGGCCATGCCAGCAACAGAGTCTGCGTAGGCAAGCTTCTCTTCGGACACTTCGGTCTCTGACTCCATGATCGCATTGAAGTCACGAGCGGCTTCCTTTGCCTCCTTGGCATTCTCGTAGAACGCGCTGGAGTCATACCGACCGTCGGGCTGCCTGTGAACGGCCTTCAAGATCGGGATCAGGTTCTGCTCAGTGGCCGACGCAGTGCCGGTGTTGGCCATCGCATCGAATGTCTTGATGACATCCTTCACAAACGTACCAGCACCGCCTGTCAGGAACGACGTGATGTACTCGACAGACTCAGGCGACACGTCGATAGCCATCTTTCCGCCAGCGCCACCGCCGGTCATCTCATACAGAGCAGCAGTTACGTTCTGGAACATCGTATCGCGAGTGTTGTTCCAGTACCGCTCGCTGTCCGGGGTGACTCCAGTGAAGTCTTCCGGCATAAGCGGCAGGCCAGTCTCCTTCTCGCCAGTGATGAGAACCATCGCCGGATCGATGAGCGTCGGAGACAGGAAGGTCGCCATGTTGTCCATCGAGCCAAGCGGCGAGAAATGAAGCGATGCGGAATCTCGCATAAACGCACCGACCTTTAACGGGTCTGCGCCATTCTTCAGGTCACGAAGCGCATAGCCAAGGTTCACGAAGAAGCCAAAGCCATACGGCAGCGGGACATTGTAGGTCTCGCCATTCGGCCCGAAGAACACAAGGTTCTTCAGCTTAGTCTGGCGCATTGATGGCTTATCCCAGTACGGCTCCTCATCGTCACCGACAGCGGAGGCCGCCATCTCTGCAATGAAGTATCCAAGGGTTGCAAGCCCAGTTGCGACAGCAGCGCCACGCTTGCTGAACACAGCGCTCACCGTGCGCTTTGCACCCTGAACTGCAGGGTTGAAGAACAGGTACATTCCGCTCAGCACCGGAGTCCACTTGCCGCGACGGTTGAAGTTGACCGTGATTTCCTTCGCAATGTTAGTCGCTTGGATGCGCGACTTACCGTTCTCCATTGCGACCTTGTATGCGGCAACACGAGCAGCGCCTTCGATGGCACCGTTGATGTCCATCATGAAGTTTTCTACGCCCTTCAGATACCGCATGGTCAGGCGGTGGTACGTCAGTGGCTTACCTATCGACGCCTGTGCGTTGCGATACATGGACATCAGATCACTGTGGCGGTCTTCGATCTGCCTCAGATCAAGCGCACCAGTCTTGCCGCCATCAGCACGATACATGTCGTAGTACTGTTTCAGGTCGCCAGTCCAAGCGTTGTTACGCTCAGCACGCCACACTGTGTAAGCAGCCTTCGGCAGTGTTGCCAACAGCTTCGCGGAACTCCACAGCCCTTGGTCGATGCCGGTGTTGATCAGCGATGTCTGAATGTCGCGAGATGCGTTGATCAGCACGAACGGCGGCGACAGCACAGTCCACAGCTTGGATAGCGTGCGGCCAAACGTATTCATGCCGCCAAGGATTGACTTGATCGTATCCGGGAACTGCGACAGGACACTCGTCATCTGCAGTTCTTCGAGGATCTCAGGGTCTTTGATGACCATGTGATACACCTCGCCACCCACACGGACTGGGAGAGTCTCCGCATCCTTCTGGATAGTCAGGCGGTATCGAACTTCCTCGACAGGGTTCTTGTAGAACGCACGCTGCATGACAGGCTTGTTGACCTGCCACAGTTCGCTGTCCTTGTTGCTCAGGATAAACTGCAGCCACGCCTTGCGTACATTGTTTCGCTCAACAGCGACAACAGCTTCCTCGTAGTCCGCCAAGATGTTCTCGACGATCGCGCCGGCTTTGCTGCTGCGACCAAGTCGACGCTTCGAGAATGCATTGGCAAGGTCAAACCGGCCATTGCCAGTCACCCGGCCAAGATCGTCAGCCTGCTCGAATGTCTTGAGCGGAACGTAGTAGTTGTACGTGGCGTTCCAAGCGGCCAAATCAGCAGGGCTGACAATGTCGCCATTGACCAGCGCAGCCTGAGTCATCTTTGTGATGTTCTGAATCTCATCTGCGATGGACTTCGTGCGCAGGAACTGTGGCATGTCCTGCCGCAGCGTTGCCATAACCTGATCAGCTTCAGCATTCGTCATGCCTGAGCCGCCATCTGGCATCTGCGGATTGATCGAAGCAATGCGACGGTTCGCTTCCTTGGCATGGTTGGCGTACAAGTACAGCTCAACGTCTGCAAGGCTGACGTTCATGTCAGAAGCACGCTTGAGGATCTGCTCGACTACGTCCTTGCGGAAGCGATCGAGACGGTTTCCGGCGCGGCCATACATGCGATGCATTGCCGACTCGATCTCTGTCGAGTCAGTCAGCACGCCACCCTGAGCAGCAACAGCCCTTTGCGCACGAGCAGTGGCAAGCACTTCGTTTTGCACGCCACGCAGCAAACGCTGCAGTCGACCGAACTCAGGCAGCCAGTACTTGCGGCCCTGACGCACCTTCGAGAACTGGATCTCAGGACGCTCAGGCGAGAACTCGCCAACATTCCCAACAGCTGACTTCAACTGTGATGGGTCGTACAGCGCGAGGTTCTTGGCCCCAGTCTCCTTCACGTAGTAGCTGTCGAAGCCGGCAAGCTTGATGGCGTCTTGGATCTCGACGTTCTCGATCATCTGCCACTTGCCTTTGGCAATGGCCTGCTCACGAGTCTCGCGGATACCGACGTTATTGGACTCCCAGATATCCAGAACTCGCTTGACGTGATCAGGATTCTCGAAGTCGAACGGATTCTCAGCGCGTATATACAATGGATACACAGATCCACCCGGCCCAGCGTACGTGTTCGCAACTCGCTCGTCAGGTGACACGAAGATCGCGCCACCAGTGCCGCGGCGGAACACGCTGATGCCTTGGTCGATAAACTCTTCAGCGCCAACAGTGGGCGGAATCGTGCCGTGATACATGACCTTTGGGCGGCCACGGCGGTCTACGATCTTGCTGTCGCCGAACCAGTTCCAGAAGTTCTGGATGAATTCAGGCGTGCTGGCAATCTGCTTGCCGTCAGCATTTGTCTCGCTGCGAACACGGGAGAACTGGATAGTCTGCTTGCCGATCGCATCTTCCTGCGCAGCTACGCCATCGTCGTAGTTCTCAATGGTCTTGCCGCCAAGCTCAGAAGCGTTGGCCGGGTCATAGACCATGAACACGACATCAGGCTCGCCGTTGTTGTACTTGGCGAACGTCGCCTTGTCCCAGCCTTCAGGGCTGTACTCGTCATTCCATTTAACGCGAGCAACAACCTTGAAGCCGTTGTCTGCATACAGCTCAGGAAGAACAGTGTCGAAGGCATCAAGCCGCTGTCCGCCCTGATCCACAGCAAGCTGCAGCATGGCGTTGGCAGATCCCTTCTGTCCGCTAAACACAGAGACAATGTCATTGCCCTTGAGGGCGAAGCCTGACTTGCCGTCATCAGAGATGAACAGGCGCATGTTGGCGTAGTCGGCCTCGTCGTAGACGTAGACCGCAGCACCAAACTTGCTGTTGTTCTTCGAGTCTTGGATGGCCTGACGGAACAAGGGCGCTCCGCCATCCAGCTCGTACATGGTGGGAGCCGGCTTGCCTACGGCTCCAAGTGCATTCTTGAAAGTAATGACCGGCTTGTATTCAGCCTTGGCGTCATTACTCAGAACCCGAATGCGTCGGCCATCTCCTGCGCTTCGGATCTTGTAAGACCCTTGTGCCTCTGCACTGCTCTGTCGATACCGCTTAATGACTTCGGAGACGAGGAGTCGCTCACGCTCTCTTGCGGTGAGCTGGCGGCCTGCTCTTTCTGCAGCATCAGGCTGTTCAACTTGTCCGACAACTCCAGCATCTTCGGCTTCGAGAGGCTGGCCAGCCACTCGTTGTGCGCCTCTTGATCCAGATTCGGCTGCTGCGCTGAGTTCTCTTCCACTGTATCCCTCCTTCTCAAGGATTTTACGGATTGCACCGGCATAGTCTTGGCTCGTTACACGAAGCTTCACGCCAAACGACTTGTACAACTCCTGCTCTGGATACCAGACAAGAGCCTGCATAGAAGCCGGCGGGATACGCTCGCCGACAACACCCTCAACAAGGGAGACTGTCTGACGAACAATGTCACGTAGGTTGCGCCTCTCAGACCCGCTCGAAGGTGCATCCTTCGGCTTGTCGAGGGACTTTAGCATGTTGGCCGCGTTATTGACTAGCGATGACTTGACGCGAGTCTTGTTGTCGTAGGCCTTGCGATTGACTTTGAAGTCACGCTCGTGCGCACGGGTAACAAGTCGGGCCAAAGTAACAGCTGCGTCATCGTCTGTTGCCGCGTTCTGCACAAGGTCTGCACTGAACAGACGGCTGCCAGACATGTTGCGGGAATTGATGAAGATGCCGTTGACGCCTTCAACAGCAAACGCTGCACGGAACTTGTCTCGCTGCGAGGCAAACAGCTTGGCGTCGAAAGCGCGAAGCTTGCCTATCAAGCGGCCAATGGTTCGCATGAACCACATGTCGATCGTGACAGGCTCGAAGTTGCCAGAGAGATTCGAGTAGAAGCCGAAGCCGATCTTCGGGCCGAACACAGACGAGCCAAGGATCTTCTCGTCAGCAAGTTCGTCGATGTTGAAGCCGACTGCATTCAACTCAGACGCAACGAAGTCAGTCTCAAGGAAGCGAGAGAATCGCTCCATGCCCATCTTTTCCATGAGCGTATTGGCAAGCTGGAAGTTGCTCACCATCGCGCCGCCGTTCTTGCCCTGCCCCTTGAGCGGGAAGGTGCCGCTCTTTCTGTACTCACCGTACACCTGCATGGCGAACTTGAGGTTGTCCTCTACGTTCAGGCCTTGCGAAGTGATGGCAACAGACAGACGGAATGCGGTCTGCGCTTCCTTGTCGGTGGAAAGCTCAGGAAACTTGAGCGATGCCATAGCGAGAGTGCGACGGATGGTCTTGTCATACCACTCCTTAGCGCCACCGCCGGCACGAACAGCAGCAACAACTTCGGCGGCAAGCATCTTCGCAACAGTATTGCGATCGCTCTCGCTGTCGAGGTCGAGCTGCCCAAGAGTGCCTTCTCGACGGGCACGCTCAATCTCAAGAACAGTGTTGGTCAGTCCGCCAACAACTGGTGTGTTGAACTGATCCTCGCCGGACTTGCCGGTCTGGTACTTGAGAGACGTGGCCTCAGATAGTTCTGCGTTGAGGCCAACATCTTCAGCAACACTGTCGGCGAAGTCGGGGTCTACCGCAGGACGCTTACGCGAGAACTGCGGCAGCTCCCTTACGACTTCTTCCTCAGCGGCTACTTCTTCCGGCTGCGGCCTGCCTTCTGCAGCGCGATCGCGACCGCCTGCTTCTGCGCCTTCGGCTTGCTCGACGGGCGGCTGCTCCCGATCTTGCCGGACTTCTCGTACTTGTTCATCAGCTCGCTCACGTTGCGGCTCACGACGCTCTTCGACTTTCCTTTCTTCAACGGCACGACGCTCTCCTATGTTGGTTGCCGGGGCTTCGTAGGTGCCGTCCTCCTGAACAGCACCCGCTGCCTTGACGACAGCATCTCGATAGTTCTTTGCGACATCGATCATCTCTGCGCGGGGCAGGCCGGTGACGGCCATAAACCGAACGAGACGAGCGTCGGCTGATTCACGGTCAGACTTGCTCAGCGTTTTTGCGGCCTTCTTCAGCTTAGCGCCAAGCTCGAACAGATCCTTGTCGAGGTCAGCGGCAAAGGTGACAAAGCGGCGGCCCTTCTGGCCAATGTTGACCTGAGCCTGCCGTGAAGGTGGAACCTTCGGTGGGCCAAGCTCCGCCGGTTTGGGTGCATTTGGGTCTAGTGATGTGCCGACCAAGAACGGATTGACCGCTGGCGCTGGGCGAGTAACGGCTGCGGCAGCCTGCACTGCGGCTTGCTGGTCTGCGGCGACCTGCTGAGCAGCCTGTTGTCGTGCCGTGATCCACTGCTGGAACGCTTGCTGAGCAGCCTGACGCACGGCCAGTGCATCCTTGCGGCTCTGGACGACCATCGGCTGGTAGCCCTGAAGCGCACTCAGGATACGGTCGATGATCTTGTTCAGCGCATCGAGGAATCCCTGAGCGGAAGTCTGATCGCCAGCTGCGTCGAACACTTCCTGCCAGAACTTCGGATCAGTCGATTGCTCGCCGACCATCTCAGCCACCAGCTCTGAGTTGAACTCAGCATCGTTAGCAACTTCCTTGCGAAGCTGGTTCTGGAACTTCTTGCTGACCTTCGCCTTGGCGAGTGTTATCAGCTGCTGATAAAGCTGCGGGTACTGAGTCTCCAGAACGTGGGTCAGCTCGTGGCCCAGCGTGTTCAGGAAGCTGTAGTTGTTGGCGTCGAGCAGGATGGCATTCGTGCCGGCAATGCGTGCGCCGTTGATGGCGACCAGCTCGCGGCCCTTGTTGGTCTTGACCTTGCCGCCCTTCGGCAGGCTGGCCCACACCACGTCCACCCCGAACGCATCCTTGATGACGGAGGCGATCTTAGTGCGCACCGGGTCAACCGGCGCTTCGGGGATGACAACCTTCTCCCCTTCTGGGAGGCTAAACTTTTCCCCGATCTGGTCGCTCGCAAGCTGCATTAGGGGGCTGACGGGAGGCGTAGTGATCCCTGTCGGGACTCGATACACCGCCCCAGCTTGGACGCCGGACAACCCGTTCTGTGTCGCCACACGGGTCGCCTCCGCCCTCTGGGCGACTTCCTCGACGGGGATACCCAGAGCCTCAGATACCTTGGAAGTCAGCTGACGCGCCGTCTCCGTCAGCTCAGGCGTCTTTGCAGGGCGACGATTCAGCTTGCCAAGGACATACAGCTCCTTGTCGGTAGGCGACTCGAAGGCGGCGAAGCGTGTGTCATCCGGCCCGAAGTTTTCGGTGACGGAGTTATCCACAGTAAGGCCTTCGGGCAGCTCAGTCGTGGCCAGAGCCTGTTCTGCAGCACGGGCGGCAGCTTCGGCATCGATCTCGACGAGCTGCTGCTTGAGGTCTGCAGTCGAGATAATTCCCGCACCCTCTGTCTCTGCGGGAGCAGCTGTTACTGGTGCAGCGGCAACAGCAAGAGCCGGAGCCGTAACCCCTTGATCCGTAACGACAGGGGTAACAGCTGTTCCAGCAGGCTCAACAGTCGGTGCTGCAGCTTGCGCGTCAGAAACAACAGTTGTGCTAGGCTGTGAAACAGTAGTTGTTTCGGCTGTGGCTGCGGGTTCTCCAACAGGTGCCACCGGGGTCGGTTGCGCTTCTGCAGTTGTGGGGCCGGCAGAAGGCTCCTTCCGGAGCGCGGT